TAAAACTAAAAAATAAACTATCTCTATATGATACCTTATACCACTTTACTTGGCTTCTTATCTTTTTAAAATACTTTGCTTTCATTGTTCCTCCTTTGTTTTAAAGTGTTCAATCAGTTCGTCTACGGTAGCTTTGTGAACGGTATCTATATTAACATCAATATCATTGTAAACCCAATAGGAAGAGAACTTGATTTCAGGACACAGAATCCATTTATCACCATCCGTAAACCATTGGTTCTTGTCTGTATCATCTCTCAATGCAGCAATGGCCAGGAATAGTTCTTCATTCGTTCCGCAATCAATCCTTCCTTTCTTGGTTACGGTATCTACATTATATATCACTCCATATAAATTACCATAAGACGTTATAATAGCTTTTCCTTCTTCGATACTTTTATGACTTCCCTTTCCGTCATAATTATGTGCATCTAAGGTTGTATTACCAGAATTAAGTATTTCATATCCCAATTCTTCTAGCTTCTTTCTAAGTGTTTCGGTATTTTTTCTTATGAAACACGGTGTTGTAAATCCCATAGTTATTCCTCCTTATCTATCTTAATATTAGTTATTTTTCCACGACATACAAAGCACTGGTCCATGTTTGGGTTTTCATAAGCTATATCGCAAATGATTTCTGAACTATCATCGCACTCATTTTGTAATGAGCACTCATCACATATTCCAACGCACAATTCATGCAGCACTCCGTCTATTATTATTCCGTTCTTTACTTCCATATTAATCTCCTTTCTCTTTAATCCGTTCCAGTACATCCTTGTTGGCTTCGAGTATCTCGTCAAAAGAAGGAATGGGCATCCATGCAACAACATCATCTATAACCTCATCATAATAGCCTCTATTACTTTTCATCCATTTGTTTTTAGATGAAAAATACGCTTTGAATATATCACCATTCATAACCATTACAATACAGTCGCTAGATGTGTCACAACCAGCCTTGTCCTTAACGCTTATCCAAGGCGATTGCTTTGACTGCCATTCGGCACCAGAAATAAAGTCAACAATGCAGTACGGTTCACAATGAAGCTGCCTGTTTCTGCAATCATTGGAATATCTCCTTGCCGCTTCTTCTACTGTCTGTTTCATATACTATTATTTAAAATTTTTCATGTATTCACAATCCTCATCACATACTCCTTTCTTTGTACAGTGAGGGTATTAGTTCCCCACTCATATTCAAAATTATAACATAGGTTTCTGTATTCTTCCCTTCTTTCCGTAGAACCAAGTGTTTTTGCTGAACTCCATGATTCATAGTCATTGCTAGACGCATATTTAAGAACGCATCCATCATCGTTATATACTTTATAACTTCATTCATATTTGTTCCGTTTTTAACCATTTACCTGACATCAGGAAAATAGTAATTATTGCTAATTAAATTCTAATTGCTCTATCAGCCAATTGTTAATCAACTTCCACTAACTCACCGTTTTCCAGTCTATACCATGTATCAGCCTTGACAACCTCACCATCAACTACTACAGCCTTCCAATCAACAATATCATACGTATTATCCCTTTCCTCAGCTATGACCAAAATTGCACCTATTCCGCCTTTTACCTGAACATTTTTTCCTCTTGCTACTGACAAACCATTAGATCCTGTTGAAGCCTTTCCTCTTGCCGTGGCAGCACCTCTATCACCAGCCGTGGCAGCACCATAATTACCAGCCGTGGCAGCACCACAATCACCAGCCGTGGCAGCACCACAATCACCAGCCGTGGCAGCACCATAATTACCAGCCGTGGCAGCACCTCTATAACCAGCCGTAGCAGCACCACTATAACCAGCCGTAGCAGCACCACAATCACCAGCCGTGGCAGCACCATAATTACCAGCCGTGGCAGCACCTCTATAACCAGCCGTGGCAGCACCATAATTACCAGCCGTAGCAGCACCACAATCACCAGCCGTAGCAGCACCACTATAACCAGCCGTAGCAGCACCACAATCACCAGCCGTGGCAGGTTTTCCCGGTTCCGCATTACACTCGTTAGTACACCGTTCCTTGACATAAGATACAGCTGCTTTCACAAGCCCCCTTATATCAAGCTCAGCACCTATTCTAATTTTTGAAGAACAAACCTTGTTACTTTCTGAATCATCTATTTTACCACTCTGCTCAACCTCACAAAACCTTGACCCGGACGGCGCATAGTAACCAAAAACATCTAGAGGATAAGGACATGCATGAAAACCTTTCTTGCATACCCTTATGTAACCTGTTTCTTCATACTCCTTACCTACTTCATACTTAAACCCTCTACAAGATAAATCCTTATCAAATGCTTTATAAGCCTTTATTTTCTGTTCCATGATATTGTTTATTTTTCGTTATTTTGATATTTCAATAATTCTACGCCTCACGCATTCTTCGAGTAAATTCATATCCTCCTTTTTTATAAGAGCACCTGTATTACGATTCACGCTCACATAAGGCTCAAACCCAAGTCGTTTTGAATTAATTCCGTTTTATCTTCATGGTATTAACCTTTCCTCTACGCACCAACATAGCATTTCATAAGATGCGTCAATTAATGAGTAAGATAAAAATTCTTGATAATAATCAAATTCATCCGACATTGAATAACATATATGCCAACAATTGTCACTAAAATACATTGTAATCCAATAAGTATCCGTTCCTGTTTCTATCTCTTTTGGTAACAGTTCCAGGATGTCAAGCAAAGTAAATGCAGGAATACAATGTTCTTTTCTGAACGGCTCCTTGAAAGTTCTCCACTCTCGTAAAGATAATTGTGGTTGTTTGCCTTCCTCATAAGGATATAACATCCAAGTCATTGATGCATTACCTGTATTCACTCCAAGTTCTTGCAGGTGTTTCGTTTTTTCAATCGACAGCACATTCTCCAATATTTCCATCAGTTAAAATATTTTTGGTTTTATTTGATACGCTTGCAGTAATATATCTGTTCGTGGTTCTTATATCAGAATGACCAGCCATAGATTTCAGTTCTCCTTCTGGTATTCCCATATTAGCCCATCTTGTAATAGCTGTTCTACGTCCTGTATGTGTCTTGATGAACTGATATTTCGGTCCTTTCATAAGTACATTAGCTCGTCTTACAAATACCTGCTTGTTTATACCTGCTCTACATCCGAGAATTGGTAGAACTTCGTTCATTGTTGTCTTTAACGAAGATTCTATATTGTATTTATCGAACGATCTAACCTCTTTTATCATTTCTATAATCTTGGAAGGTACGGGAACCTCAACGTTCTTACCTGTCTTTTTTGATATATACGAAATAACATTTCCTTCCATCATAGAATCTTTCAATCTGAAAATATCGGAATATCTCATGGCAGTATAGCATTGAATCAGAAACAATTTCTTTACTATTTTTTCTGTAACGTTAAACGGCTCGACATTCCAGAATAATTCTATTTCTTCATCCGTAAGAGATATATTTGAAGGAGATTTTACGTTCAGTGAGATAATATAATCATTGATATATTTGCTCATCTCTTTTGATTCGGACAATATTCTTTTAAGCATTAAAAGATATGCCTTTTGGGATGATTCGCTTATCTTTCTCTTTGATTTTATAACATTGATCATATCATCTATCATGTCACGATTGACAGGCTTTTCAACGGACGGGACTTCCTTAAACGTAGGAATGGCATCATCAAAATCATACTCGTCATAAAGCTGATTGGTAAGATATGGCATTATATGTTTTGATAATGCTTCAAATCTTACCTTTCCGCTTCTTGTCTTTGTATTATTCAACTTTTCTATCAATACGCCTACAGTCATAATTGAAGGGCTATATTCGTTCTGAATTGTTTCAAGCCTGTTTTTTAAATCCTCAATCAACCTGTTCTGTGATTCTATCGTCTTGTTTAACCTATCTATTGTTTCAGCGAGAATCTGAATTGTTCTTTCTTTATCTTCCATGTCTTATATATTTTTGTTGCAAAAATAATAAAACTGTATATTCGATAGGTTAAACGATAGTTATCAACTCTTAAAAATGTTTACTACGCCCATTAATTTATAATCTCCCTCTTCATTAATGATACATATAGGAGCATTATTCTCAGGATTAGTGTATGCCAATGTGACATAATCCCCAGGAAATACCTTCAATGCGTTAATCATCTTTTCAATGTTCAGATTGCAATCAAAACGCCCTTGACAATATCCTTCAATTCCGACATTTTCCGATATTTTATACCCTGCATCATTTGTGTATGTTATATCCATTTTATTATCTCCCTCCCTGCAAACAAAATGTGATATGTTATACACATCTGACATTACCTTTATTCTTGAAAGGGAATCTATCAAGTCGCTAGTTCTTGCTTTAATAAAGTAATTAAAGTTTGATTTTATATTGTTTACCAATGGTGTGTAGTTTACAAACTTAACCTCCATCAGCGTACAATTAAAGACAGAACCGAAATCCCCATAATATATAGACATCACCCTTTCATCATCAGATACAGAAACAGTTACATTTTCTTCTGACAACATTTCAAGAAAGGATAACGCTTCCTTTACCGAAGTAGGCATTACATTTATGCACAAGTCCTTTGATATATCCGGCTGACATTCTATAACATCTCTTACAAATACAATCCTATCGGACGAACATATATCAATGCAATTATTGGAACAAATAAAATTTATCCCCACTCCACTAAGGCTGGTCACAACGTCACTGATATCATTAAATCCTATGTTCCTTTTTAATGCTCTATACAGATCATTTCTGTTCACGTTGACCCTTATCCCGGTACCACGCTTGCCCATTTTAATATCAGGATAAGATTCTACATCTTCCGCAAAGAAAGACGCTTCACTGCCATTGTAAGAGAATATTATATCCTTATCATATATCTTTACCGTAACAATGGAATCCTTTACTGTTTTGAGCAGCTTTACAAGTCTTATCCCGTCTACTGCAAACTCCTGCCCGTCATTGCAATCTGAATCAATAACGGGAATAATCAAACGCATCTCATTAAGGTTATTGTATGAAGTAACCTCTATTGAATTTTCTGATGCTACATATTTAAAACGGAAACATTTCAATATCGTCAAGCCTGTATCGGAAAGGCAGGCTTTGGCTGAGTTTAACGTTGAATATAAAACTTTTCTATCAAAAACTATCTTATTCATGCCAATATTTTTATTATTTTTTCAAAACTTACTTTTGTAGTGCTGTTACGTAAACAGTAATCCTTAACCTGCAATGTATTCGACATTATAGGCTGACCACGCTCGATAGCGTCAAGTATATTCCACAACATATCCTTAGACCATACAAAATATCCTCTAAAGAAATATGTAGCCATCACATCAGCCTGTTCTATTATATGATTACGGTCATGGTTACTGTCAGGCATTTTAAGTTCTATGCCATATATCTTACCGTCATGTATATAAGCAAGGTCAGGCATACTTTTCTTTGCCCCTAGAGCACGGAACTCAGCCGACTTGTTACCACTTACAGCAGGATGGAGAAGTTCGGAAAAGAACGCTACAAGCAACCCTCTGCATCCTTTACCTTCCTTCTCGTTCCTATAACTAACTACTATATCTTTCTGCATTTTCTTTTCTTCCGCAGACCGTTTTTCCTCAGCCATAATAAAAAAAAATTGTATTTGGCAAAGGTATCACGAAATGGGGTATATGAGAAAAATAAAAGGTTAAAGTTTGTTATCAACCATCTCAAATCCTTCACACATGTCATGTCCGCTGTTTCTTATCTTCATGGCAACGTGTTTTTCAAACCAAGGAATATAGCAGACATATCCAACAAACAAACCGTCTATAATAACCGTATATCTATGCTTGCAGCGACAACAACAATACTCTCCGTTCCTGCAAGACTTTGTATTGCTATTTTGCAAGATCATCCAAAGAAATGTTTTCTGACAAGAAATCGTCCGTACATTGTTTCACCACATCATCGAACCGCAAATCGCAATACTCGTCAATCCAGTCACCTATGAAGTATAGTTTGTTGCTTCCTGCAATAACGCCAAACAGAATAGGGTCTTTTCTTTTTTCCACCTCTTCTTTTTTCTTGTCAGACGGTAAATCTGTTCCGTTGTTATCAAAGTCGTAGTGGAGAATGGCATAATTATCAAATATTTCATATTTGTCTATGTCCGTCTTTTTCCTAATTATGTCAAATGGTATGATTCTTGTATAGTCAGATATGTAATCAAGGCATAGATTTTTCGGACATCCTTTTGCAAACTTCATAAGATTTTCCTCTGATATAGCCTTGTATAATCCTTTGCTGAACAATATGCTTTCGTATTTGCATATCACCATGTTTTGGAATAGTTTTTCTTTCAAGGCGTGTTGACCGGATCTTTCAGCATAACCTAGCATCAGTATATAGTCTTTTATCCTATCCCTGTATTGCTTCATCTCGTTTTCTGTCTGTATCTTCACCTCAGAGAAGAAATGTATCACATCAAACTTGGATCTTCTGTATTCGTCTACATAGTCCTTAATCTTTTTAAACCATGAGTTTTCCTTATGGTTTATGCCAAGAAGAGAGGTTCTTACTTGCTTGTGCTCCTGGTTTGTTTTTACAGAATCAAGCATTGTCGGTGAAACGGTAAGATTAAATTCCGCCACTCCTTCCTTGTCATTGCTTTCCATGTATTGTTTTAGGAAATCGTAAGACATTACACTTGGATTAGGATCTTTCTGCTCTATAACGGAGTATTTGGGCAGATTAAAGTCAAGCCTTATCGTTTCGTGAAACAAGGCAATTTTACCATCGCTGTTAAGTAAATTTTTTCCCATAATTAAATGTTATTTTTTGTTTCTTTGAATATAACCCCATATAAACTTGCTGGAATATCCGCATTCTTTCATGGCTTTACGAAAATCAGTTTCCGTATTTCTGATATACAACTGCCGTATTGCCCAATAAGTATTGTATCCTTTAAGTTCCGCATACTGGAAAAATTGAGTAGGCGTCATTTGCTCGAACTTTAAATCTCCTACCAGTTCTTGCAGTTCCGCCATCCTTATTTCCTTTTCGGTAGGATATACATATCCGCAGAAAGGACATTCCGAAGCGGTTATGGCAATATATTTACCACACTGTTTACACTCTTTCACTCCTTGTATCCCTTCACATTTCCCCTTGTTATGCCATAAAGCCCATTTACGTTCTTTCTCAAACTTGCCGAGCCGTGATATGTTACCACCGAAGTCTAGGAGAAATGCTTCCGTTTTATTTGGGTGAAGCCGTATAGCCCTGCCAGTTGCCTGGATATAAAACTGAACGGATTGTGTAGCACGGTTTAATATGCAAACCTCTATACTTGTTTCATCGTATCCCGTAGACAATATGCCACTGTTGCATATAACGGTGAATTTATCGTCATGGAAATCCTTGATAAGCTGTTCCCTGTTTCCTGTAAGATGCTTGTATCTTTCATATAATGCCAACTCATCTGGCTTATTCTTGTCTATACCTGATATGAGGAATTTTGCGGGAATGCCAGCTTCATTAAATTCAGCGCACATCCTTATCGCATTTGCCTGTGTGGCATCAAAACAGATTGCTTTTTTCATCGGGCAGATACGCATATAGTTTTCAATCACCCCCTTGTACTGTACAGACTTGTTGAACACCGCACCCATCTGCCTGCTATCGAAGTCACCTGTACGATAATCGGTATTAACCTTAGACAAGTCGGGCGCATCAACTGTAAACGTTCTCAGCTTGGTTATGTTTCCCCGGTCCATCATATCCTGTATCTGAGCGGTTTCTACAATCTCTTCATAGTTCATACCAAGCTGCCTTTGGTTCCCACTTCTCATCGGGGTTCCTGTAAGACCTACTACATACTTATCATCAAGCAAACCAGATTCAAAGAGATAATCCGCGTCAGACGAATGTGCTTCGTCTATCAGACAGAGAGATACACTCTTAACCCATTCAACCCATTCGGGTTTTTCGAGCCTTCTACGGAGAGTTTGAGCCATTGCGGATACTACTAGACCTTTAGGTATGTTCCTGTGTTTAGGAGAGATGTATTCAGCCTGTATGCCAACTCTTTCCAACGTTCCCCCTGTCTGTGTCATAAGTTCAGATCTGTGGGATACGATAAGCACCTTATTCCCCTTTTCAACAGCACCTTTAGCCATAAAACTCATTATGACCGTTTTGCCGTAACTTACACAGGCTGAAAATATGACGTGCTTATGATTAGTCAGGGCATTTCTCAGACGGGTTATCCCCACCTCCTGGTAATCTCTTAGCTTTATTTCGTTTGTACTCATCTTCTTGTATCATTCTTTCAAGTTCGTTTTTCAATGCAATCACAAAAGCCATACACTCTTCTCCTTCAAACTGCTTGACAAACTGCCTGGCGGCATCTTCGTAATCAGGAACACATTCCTTTTTGAAGTATTCCTCATTGTCTTGAAGAACCATCCAATCCTCGAAGTGGTGGTTCGGCTTTTTCTTGAATATATGCAGCAAAATGGCAGTGTCACTATTTAGCTTGATTAACTTCCTGTCGTAGTTTTCAAATTCGTCAACGTAATCCGTATTCATCTTCGTAAAACAATTCAAAATTTCTCCATCTATGCCCGTTTTTCCCCTTACAAAAAGAACTGCATGAGCGTTGTGGCATACCTAATTTCCTCTCACAGTCACAACAGGCTTCAAAGCATAGAAATCTGTTCGTACCTTCCTCTATCGCAATGACAGCCCTTGTATTGTTTCTATGACCGAGATAAGAACCGTTTTCCTTTCGTTTATTTATGAGTTCCTTCATAAGAACTCTTTTCTTTTCACGTTCCTCATCCGACACTTCCCTTCCTTTCTTGAATCCATAATTATGACCTTTGACGAACCTTCCTTTTTCGTCACGGTAAGATATTGGATAATCTATCCATAATTCGCTAATTGCTGGCATTGAAATCTAACTTTAGTTTTACAATTTCATCACTCATTGCATGTACTCTTTTCAGCCATGCCATTTTCCATGCTTCTTTTCCTATACCATATATACGATATATATCATCTCCTGCATCATCAAATTTGATAGGAGTGCAGCTTATTGACTTACATTTCGTTCCGTCCATAAGTTCAACGTCACCTACACCCCCATTGAGCATGATAAAGTTGATATTGTTTTCTATGGCAAGATAGGGGATGATTATTTCATCCCCACGATTAGGTTTGTTGTGCTTGATTAATGTAGTCATTTACTTTACTTATTGGGTATTTTTTTGCATCACGTTCGTTGAATGAAAGATAAGCTAGAGCCATTTGTAACTTATCCTCCATCCTGTCTATATCATCTTTATAATCGCTTCTGTCAAGTTCCCAATACAAAAGCCTTGACGGATCGTTAACTGGGCGTAAATCAAACGGATCATCATCAGATTTACCGTCATATACGATATAATACATTTTATCCACATCGGGATGGGAAAGGAAATGCGACATTAGCTGCCAATAGTATTCCTCTATAGCCTGTTCCTTTGTGGCTTCTCTCAAATATTCAATCTTACTTTCAGAAGTAAAGCATTTCACTTCTGCTATATAAGATAATTTACCATTGACATCAAATCCATATCCATCGGGAGAATCTCCATATCCATCATAGATATTATCGACAAAAACAATTTCGTCAAAATCATCCGCACAGGACATTAGTCTAGAGAACGTGTTATGGTTAAAACACTCGATAGCGTCTTTTTCATGATCCTTTCCCCACTCCATATCAGAAGTGGATATATGTCGGCATGGTTTGTTTAACCTTCTCTCCCTTGCAACCTGATAAAGATAAGAGATAGCTGTATCTCCGAAAGGAACATCAACTGTCTTTCTCTTTACACCCTGTTTTTTTGCAACCTCTAGTTCGGAAGGTGTCATTTCCCTTCTCCCGGAAACCATAAGTTTTCCAATGGCGGAAGAGGTGATTTTACCACACCTCTTCATAAGCCATAGTTTTTCTTTTTCTTCTGCTTCCATTATTTCTTAGTCGCTTCGTTAAACAATTTCATAGCTTCAGCGTCCACATCATAGCTTGCCGTGATGTATCCAATGTCGCATTTTCCACTTTTCAACGCTTCCAATGCAGCCTTGAATTTATCAGAGTTGACTGTCATTTTCTCTTTCTGTGGTGGTGGTGGAACATCACGCCCTATACGTAATCCGTAAACCTTTCCTCCATCGCTTGGGTCACGTGTCAGTTCCTTGCACAATATGACACGAAAATCACGGATGGTTTCAGGATAATCAGTTTGTGCCAGCTTTGTAAGGCGTTTGCGGTTCGTACTGTTCAATAGCATAGGTTTAGGAACAAGGTCTGCTTCTTTAAAGTAAGCAATCCATGATGGTTTCTTACTACCTTGTACCTTTGCATTCTCATCCCATACGATATGGGATATTGTAGCAATAATAGACTGACCGTTAGGGAGTATTTCTACTCCCACATAATCAGATTGACTTCCAGTTCTCCAATGATGGAAAACCTGGTTTTGTTGTTCGTTTGACATATATATACAATTTAACTAGGTAAAACTACAGTTGAATTTCCCGTTTTGTCTACAATGACGCTCTTTCCGCCTATGACAGCTTCCGTCTTGTGTCCACTTGGGTATTCCGATAAGCAGGAATCATTTTCCGCTTCATACGGATATACATCCATGATGGCGGTTTCGGCTATGGATGAAATCACATAGTCTGCCATTGTGCCTTTCATTCCTTCGTCAAGTTTCTTTACAGCATCTCTCAAATCTGCTGCCTGAACAAGCATATAGCATGATGTCTTTTTCTCCGCTCCGCTTTTTTCGTCCAGAGTAATGAAGAACAGCTTACACTTAAACCAGCGGTCGGCTGCATCTTCCTCAGAGGGGAACAGTTCGCTGTAGTTGGATCGTTTAATGTCCGAAACAGTGAACTCGCCACTGATAAACGGTGTCATTTCCGATATAATACGTGCTTCCGCCTCAGTAAAGCTAAGCGCATCAACCATGTATTGCTCACTTACTTTCTTAATCATCCCATTTTCTGCTACTTTTTCGTAGCGAATTTTACACTCAAAAAATGTTTTCATGTCTATTATTATTAACAAATTAACTTAATCAAAATTGAAATTATCCTCACCACTTGGTTCTTCGTCTGGCATATCATTACCGAAATCCATCGGAATGAACCAGTCTGAAATATAGTCTTGCATGATTTAATCCTCCTTTTGGCTACTTAGCCATTCTTTATAATCTTTCTCGTAATATTGGGGTATTATACCTTTCCTCATAAAGTCTATGTATTCTTGTACAGTACAATCATCCCAATCAACTCCGTTATCTGGTATATCTTCCGTTTCTGATGTACAAAGAGTGTATTCAAATGGATTATACCCACTGTTAAGCCCATATTCTTCAACTATCTTGATTACATTTTCATCAGTGGTTATTTGTTTGATTTCACTTTCAGCCACACACCCGGATATTTCAGAGTGCTTGCCAAGTACTTCACCGAAGTAAACACTGATTTTGTTATTCACTAAGTATTCGACATCTTCTGTGTCTGCAATAAATACTCCTTCAAGATTGCCCATTCTTCCGCAATCGAAGTCCATTTTAAATAATGCTTTCATAAATTTACTCCTGTTCTTGTTTGAAATATTCGTACTTTATCTCTCCATTTACGATCATGTCCATGATTTCTTCATCGGAAGATGTGGCTATCTTCATCATAAACTCATCTTTCTTCACCTTTTCAATATCTTCATTTTCAGTATTTCCCACCTTTTCCAACTTTTCCATCTTTTCTGCCTTTTCAGACATATAAGACACAGCATCTTTAGCTATTTTCAAGGCATAATCTGAATCGTATAAAGACATCATGGATTGAATGTATATTCCGTTAATCCTGTCAAATATTTCCTGTTGGGAAAGGCTTAGAAACTTTGCCGTATTCGCTCCCATCATCACCTTTATCTGCCAAGATGTTTTTATATTCACTACGTGAAGCCATCCCTCTTTGATAGGGCTTTTAACTATATAAAAGTCACCTACAATATATCCTTCGTCTATATCTTTCTTTTTCATAACTTGTATTTTTCCAAAGCAAGAATAATTTTATGATCTTCAAAGGCTGATTTTATTGTATCGTCAATCATTTTGTTGTGCGTTTTAGAATCTATGTCCAATTCTGAAACATTGTATCCATTGTCAATCTTGTTCTGAATACTGAAATAATAATTTCTTATTGTAAGAACGTTTTTATGTATTTCCTCTCGTGTCATTTTCGCGGCAAAAATTTATTTTTAACAAATGATAAAAGCATCACGGATATTTCATCGGCATATCTTGCAAAATCATCTTGATATTTCTCGTCAACATTGTTATCCATCCATAGGATTTGATTTTTTGCCATAGTACCTACCTTTTCAAGCGTTTCAAACATCTGTAGGCTAGAACCGGGGAGTGTTTTCTTTAGCATTTCATTCAACTCTATGGAAGAAGAATGGATAATATCAGCACAAAAAGCAATGGCGTTGACATACATCATCCAATCCATTTTCTCATCATCAGACATCTTCTTGATAATATCCATGCCCCTTACATATTTACCGTCAGGATAAGCCTTGATATATGCTTCCTGAAACTCCTTTATCTTGGCTGTTACACGAGAGCATTCAACCATACGGCCTTTCTTGATAAGATCGTTCTGCTGCTTGCGCAACTCCTTCATCTTTTCCTCTCTCTCACACTCCTGTATTAACAAATGTCTTTCCATCTTCAATTATCTTCTATTATTTTTATAAGTTCTTTAAACTGGTCCGCAATTATCTCTAGTTTTCCCTGTATCTTCTGATTCATATTCCCGTCCTTGTAGGAACTCTGAAATCCTTCATAACGTGAATCAATGCTGGAATAGCAGAATGAATCAGACGTGATGTTTACCATCGTATTGTCACCGTCTATGAACGGTTCAGGTATGTCTACTTTTATCATCATAGCAATCCGAAATAACTGTCTAGTTTATCAATCGTTTTATCTCCATCCATCAGGACGTACTCAATGACTTCTCGCCCTGAAAGTGTTATTCTCAACTTGTCCACAGGCTGGACATTGGCTATACCTTTAGAGTAATTGTTATAATGAACAATCTCCCATCCTTTTATGGATGATAGCATTCTCCGTTTGCCACACAAATTTATAGCTTTTGGAGTAAATTCCTTCTCTTTCTTATCCATAATCAATCGTTTTTAAACTTTTTAAACATCTCATCTCCCAATACTCCGCTAATGAACATGGTAAGTTCTATTTCCCATTCATCTGCCTTACCCTTCACGAACGGATAAGTAAGCTGATGCCATTCATGGTAATCAAATAACTTCATGCGAAGCGGATAATAATCAAACATTTTCTTGTTTCCATAAAACACACGGATATGATTTTTCTTAATCTCCGTGTAAGACAAACCATAGTAATCCAGTATCTGGTAGAATTTGTCCATAGGGGTAAAATTACATTTCATTTGATATATTCTTTTAGTTGTTTATGCAACGATTTCATGTATGCTATTATTGTATCCGCATTAGGGTCTGAAAAGTCTACATCCTTTATGTTTTTCAACTTTACCCCATACACTGAAACAATAGTAACTTCTATGACGTTATATTCTCTATATTCAAAGTACAACACATCTTTAATGCTAGATGTATTAATGATGGGAAAGTTATCAACTTTTATTAAAGATTTATATTTACCTAGCATTGTTGGCGTTATTGACGTTATATCGTTTTCTACAAAATCAAAAAACATATTCTCGTCATCTCCGCAATCTATTGTTTCAAGAAACATATAAATAACATTCCACTCTGATTTTACGTGAAAAGTATTATCTGACTTGTCTACAAAGATGCCATCACCAAATCCCTCCAACGCTTTTTCGGAAGCGGTGTACCCTAACCGTTCAAGTCTGTTTCTTATGTCGCTTGAATCCTTTCTAATCAATACCTTCATGAAAAATATTATGTTTAATTATTATTGTCGATTGCTTCGGTAGGCTAACCTGTTCGCTGTTTTCCTTGTTGGTCAAGATATATCTTTCCCCAGTATCACTAAACAGGAAATCATCTTTTACAAAGGGTATTTTCTTTCCGTCATACCCCACAATAAAGCAGTTTTGAAAAATTTCTAGTAGAATCATGGTCTTTTGTTTTTAGCGCATAAAGAAAAAATAGGTTTGACATGAAATGCGTTTCTTACAATCCAGTCGTAATCTACGTTTTTTGGATCTCTTTCAATACTCCAAAGTTTGCTAGCGTAATTCATATCGCTTTTCAATAATCTGATTTGTCGTTTCTGCCTGTATATTACAATATAAGGACAGAATACAATCATCATTATTTCTAAAAACTTTTTCATTATCTTATCGCTTAATGGTTACTAAAATCGGGGGAACGCTTTCCCCCTAAACTTTTATTAATATGCTTGCTTCTACACTCAAACATGATGCAAATATAGTCAATAAAATGACATACTATAAAATGTTTTAAAATATATATTATTTATTCACATTTATTAAAGTATTCCTTAAATACGTTTACATTGTATGTGTTTACCTGGCAATGGTTATCGTCAAAAATCTTTTTTATCTGATAACCTAGCTTACAAGATATTACTTTCATCTTCATCCGGCTAATCTTTTTCCAGTTGACACCGTTTTCCTTTGCCCATCTTTTGATACTGTACCATTCATTGGATTCGTCTAGTTGTGGCTTTAACGCTTTATTCCTTTCGTACTCATCAGCCCACGCCCTGGCAGCTTCGGCAGGATTGTTGAAGTTTGGTAATCTAACCTGTGCATAATAACTTCCTGTATTGGTAACTGATGGAACAATATTATCAAATATCCAACGTTCAAATCCATCAGCCATAGGAGGAAAAGGGCTTTTATAAATCAGTCTATACATACTTCTTTCATTAATAAACTCCATTATATCATCCCCTACTTCACGCATCATTACGGAGGATGGTTTACAGTGCTCTAAAAGAGCTTTTAATGGATTTGAATACTGTAAAGAAGATGCAGCGTCTAATCCACAGAACCAAATTTTACCATATCGAACAAACACACGAATTTTGCCAAAAAAAGGATGTTCGTAAACCATTATTTCGTCCGTTTTGTGTGCCGAAGCTGTTTTATCGGTAATATTGTTTTGTTGCATAAATAAAAATAATTAACTTTGTTAAACAATTAAAATTGGCACTGATATACAATCGGACACCACAGATAAAATCAATTGTAGATTATAACTAAAAGTTATAGTAAGTAGTTCTTTGAAAAAAGCGGAGAGAAAAGGGTGATAAATAACTATCGTAATCCATCACCCCCGTCCATAATGACTATTTTTTAATTATCTTTGTGGTGATTTTGCCACCGTCGAAGATCCTTAAAACAATATTTGTCTTATGGACTGTTGCCTGGATCTTAAATTTACGCATAGATTTAATAAGGGGTGTTTTATAGGCCCCTCTCCATTTAGCCTATAATCACTCTTAATAAAACTAAGGCACTCTCTCCGCTTTATTTTGTAAAAATACAGTTAATAGTAATTGGATCTTATTTTCCTTTAGAATTATTTGCATAATTCTATTTATTTTTCTATATTGCAGTATGATATAAAAACGCTGCATTATGGCAACAATAAACAGCTTTTTGGAGTTTATGCAGGTTTTTCCAAATGAAGATTCTTGCATACAATATCTTGAGAAGAAGAGATGGAAAGACAGAATTATATCCCCTTTCGATTCTACTTCTACGGTTTATAAATGTAAGAACCATAAATATCGCTGTAAAAACACAGGAAAGTATTTTACTGTAAAGACCAACACTATCTTTGCTAAATCAAAAATTCCTTTGATTAAGTGGCTGTATCTTATTTTCATCTATACTAAACATAAAAGAAGCCTTTCCTCTCATCAAGCTGCTAGAGATTTAGGTGTGACACAGAAAACGGCATGGTACATGATGAATAAACTAAGGGAATTGACCAAAAGACAAAACGAATCTTCCCCGGAAGATTTTGCAGCAGTAATATGGGGATGCGAAATAGATGAATCTTATATTGGTGGAAAGAACAAAAACAGACATAAGAATAAGAAAGTAGAAAAATGTCAAGGAAGGAGCTATAAAGATAAGGTTCCAGTATTTGGTATTCTTCAAAGAAACGGCAAATTAATAGCTAAGGTAGTAGAAAGGACAGATATGGAACATCTTCTTCCGATTATTAAGAAGTACATAAAGAAAGGGAGTGTTATATATACTGACGGATTAGAATACTCAGGGCTAACAGATGATTACATAATACGTTCAGTCAACCATTCTGCAAGACTATATGGATATTTTGAATTTGATGAAACGGATGCCATGATAATGGTATGTAATAATGGCATTGAAAATGCCTGGTCCCACTTGAAGAGAACAATTTTTGGAACATACTATCATGTAAGCAGAAAATATATGCAGAAGTATGTTGATGAATATGTTTTCCGATTTAATACTCGAAAACTTAGAGATTCTGATAGATTTCATTTATATTTGCAATATATATATGCTGCATAGGAGAATATGGATAATAAAGAGGAAAAACCAAAAACAGAGAAGAAAGGTAAATATGTTGTGAAAGATGGAGAAGGAAACATAATTTCACAAAATATGCCTAAGGAATTTGAGGATATGATTGATCTTATTTTCCAAGAAGCAAAGGAAAAGAGCAAAAAAGCAAGAAAAAATGGTCTATAACATTGCATATTACAAATGATATTAAGAGATGTCGCAACATCTCTTTTTCTTTCTACTATCCCATCTAAATAGTTAACATTATGTAAAAATAACTTCGATTTAATTCGCTTCTTTAAATAATATATATTTTTGTAATCAAATTATATAAATATATTATTTATGAAGAAAATTACATTATTGGTTATTATGATTGTTACTGCATTTACACTAAATGCGCAATCATTAGTAAAATATCACGGTGAAATTAATGCTGGGTATTCTGTTGGTATAGGTACATTTGCTACTAATCGCGTAAATGTACACACGATACAAGGTGTTGATATTAGTAAATATTTCTCTACAGGTGTAGGAATAGGATTGGATTATTATCACGAACTTTACGAGAAGGGTGAACTTGTATTGCCGCTGTTTTTGAATATGAAGGGATATTTACCAGCTACTGAAACGGTCAGCCCTTTCTTTTCTTTAGATTTAGGTGTTGGGATAGGATTGACAAAAGGAGTAGATGGAATGGCTGGGTTTATCTGTACGCCTTCCGTTGGAGTTAAATTAAGCCATTGTACACTACAAGTAGGTTATAATATGCAACGAAATTCAGAATATGGATTTGGATATACAATGGGAAGTATTCAAATGAAATTAGGTTACATATTTTAAAATAAGGAACAATGAAGAAAACATTATTTTTACTGATCACTATCTTAACGATATCATTTATTGGATGTTCCGATGATGATAGTGAATACAAGGATGCTATTATTGGCACATGGGAATTGACCCAAATAGAATTTGGCGGAGGATGGACATCTATACCAAGACGGACTTATGCAACATTTAATTCTGACGGTACTTATAATGGAAGAGGGTATTTTGGAAACGGATCTGGTACTTATAAAATTTCTGGGAACACTATCATTTGCTATATTGAAGGTGAAGAGTATGTACGATATGATATTATCGAACTTAATTCAAATTCATGTACACTAAATATGAAAATTGGCAGTGAAGAATTTAAGATTAAATGTATAAAGCATTAATGAAATATACTCGGTTCTCATAATTTTAGAGAACCGAGTATTTACAATTTATAACTAAATATTTAATGTAGTATGGCATTTTATTCTTACCTTAGCACCAAAATAATTATAGCGTTTATAACTAAAAGTTATCAAGATTTATTTGGTGTAAGATCGTATATTAATGCCTTAAAATTAGTAATATATGGCAAAGAAAGTGATTAGGGTGAATGTTAAATCCCCTAAGGTAACATCAAATAAAAAGGCATCTCCCATAAAGGTCAAGATAAACATGAAGAATACGGGAGGAACACAAGCTATGGGTAAAAAATAGATTATTAATTAATAAAAAGATAATTTATTTTCTTTCCATTTTTTAGCTTTCAACAAACCTATACGGACAGCTTCATTGTTATTCCATTTAAAAATGTCACACATAAGAGATATATATTCATGGATCTTATCTCTATACAACAGTTGTTCTTCTGTTGCGTGTTGCCAATCTGTTATTATACCACATTCCTCTTTTATCATAGTACACAATAAAGACATCGCTTTTGAGAACTGGCTTTTATTTGAACAATTATTATATAATGCACCAGTCATTTCTTTAAATGAATCACCGCTATCATTACGATATTCAAGAAGTTTGTCAAACAACCATTCATATACTTCAACTTTCAACTTTGGATTTATCGCCAAAGCCAAATCCAAGAATAAAAAAGGATGAACCCATGTATGATGTCCTCTACCCCTTCCGCTGATAATAGCAGTACCATATTTTTTTTCTAACTCTACAATAAACTCTCTTGTATTATTACTTTGCCTCCACTGGTAAAAATTAAATTCAGGAAACCCATTGCTAATCCTCCAAGCATTACCAGCTTTAACCAAATCAGTAGCAGACAATAATTCACTTTTGCTTTTTTGGGAAATTTCATGCCCAAAAAGAATCCTTTTCATTTCAACTTCTGTTTTCATAATAAAAGTGTTTTAAAATACAATGCAAATATATATACTATTAATTACAAAAGCAAATATAAAACACTTTTATTTAAAAGACATTTATTTATTATAAAAAAAACAATACTTTAGAACGGCAAAATGTATATTATTTCATAAAACGACATCCTTCACTAATAGTTTGATGTGTGTGCACTTTCCTATCTCCATACCTTTGATGTAAGTATAATGCAATAAAGAATCCAACAGTAACAAAACCAATTGATGTATAGTATATCGCATTAATCAAATGTGCATCCTCAAACACCACATTATTAAATACAATATCCAGTATTGCGTATATAAACATTTCAATGACAAATACTCTATGGTATATACAAAATAAAAATACCTTTGACAACACATAGAACAATATTGCATTAAACAGTTTGGCGTTAAAGAATATGGTAAGGTATTTGTCCGAAAACGGAGTGGCATACTGAATATACTCCAATGTGTCACCATCATAATACTCAATAATATCCCCTGTGCCAACAGAGTGTATAACCTCACACTGATGGACAAGTATAGCAATACAGAACAATATAGGATAACATCTTATCACCCAAATAAGAAACGTCCTGTAGAAATTGTTCAAACTTTCCTCTAGCATTTTGTCTTTCATCTGACCCTTCTAGCTAAATTTCTAATAATATCTTCTTTCGTTCTCCCTTTCAACAGGTTAAGATCAATTGTTGCAGAACCTACCTTTACGCACCCATCAGATATGTATTGCTGCACACGTTCGTTTACCAGATAGTCCGCACCAAGCATATCCAATCTTGAAAGCCCTTTCACATCATTTCTTCTGCTTAACACAAATCCACCTGCTGTTCTCCATATACGTCTATATTGGCTTATTCCGTCCTTTACAGGCATGATTATGTCGTTTTCAAACAAAGGTATTCCGTTCATGTCAAACACGCCTGTAAACCATTCTACAACACAACCACTGCTATCTCTTACACGTCCATAAGCATCTATGGATGCATCGTCAATAAGAAGTTCATATCGCCCCGTTACTCCATTAAATATACGGAGTAACGGGAAATCAATGTCGCTACTGTTCATTTCTTTTCAATTTATTCAAAACACGTTCATCTCTTGTGAAATCTTCTCCGATTTGCTTCTTGCTTTCAATGATCTGCTCTACAAGCATTATACACTCCTTTCTTATCTCTTCGGTTTCATTATAACCGCAAGCCTTGTCAACTAGTCTTTCGATGTTTGACTTGGTGTTAGAAAGCTGTTTGCAGAGAATTTTTAATCGGAAATAACAAAAATCAATTGTTGCTATCTGCTCTATTCTTCCCATTTTTTTTAATTATTTCAAGACACTCCTTTAATCCATCATCAAAACCATGCTTGTACCCCTTAGCGTATTCTCCAATATTATACACCGCCATTGCAAATACAAACAGAATAATACCTAAAGCCTTATGCCAACCAGGAAGGGATATGGAAAACGGCTTAAATGTAATTGTGAGATCTCCAACCCATAATAGGGCGATAATACATATGATTGTAAATATAATTGTTTTCATAATCAATATTTTTTTCCGTGAAACTTAGGTCTTAGTTCATTGTATCTCATCTTCTGCTCAATATGCCATAGCAAATCTATGTCAAGATGTTTGGCAAACGCAAAGATTAAAAATATAATCTCATTTACAATCGTAGAAAGATATTTGTAATCTACAATTGGTTTGATAAATATGGAATATATCGCTTCCGTGAAACTCAATTGGCTGTACATGCAGGCAATATCATCCATATATTCGGAGTTAATATCATTACTAGCAGATTCAAGGCTTATTCCTCGAAGTCCTGCAAGGTCAAGCAAGCGTATAACTGCTTCGCTTAGTTCGTCTGAAATCGTATCTTTGATATATTTTTCAAAACAATACTTGAAAATGACATCATCGTGCGGTTCTTCATTCTCATAAGAAGATTTAAAAGATTCTCTGTCGGCACGTTTCCCTTTCCTATCCGCTTCCACAGCTTCCATAAGCTCTCCAACGATAAGACAAAGGAAGTGTTCATCACTCAATTCTTTATCGTGGAAACCATGCTCACAAGCTGTCTTATAAGCTATATCCCGTAGTTCGTTCAAATTAATATTATTCATAAATTTACTCTCTATATGTTAATCAATCAGTTTAAATTCATAAACGAAAACATAAGGATTGGATTCCCATGTTCCCTTGCCTGATACTTTATCTATGAGGGCTGCAAAGGCTTCACGGGGTGTATCAAATCCATCGTCTTCGTTTCCCTCAAATTCATAAAATATAGATGGTGGATATTTATCATCACCCGAATCTTCATATATCCCTTCTTTCAAGCAATCTTCATCGGAAATGTCCTGTAAACGTTCAACCTTAATATCGGTAATTCGGATATGATGGGACATGAAGTCAGCGCAGACAAAGAGTTTATTACGCCAACCTTTGCTATACTTCCAACCACTAACTAACATATCAAGTGTTTCCAATCCTTGTTCATGGTAAACGGTTTCATAGCTTTGCGCAATGGCAACAACTTCACCAACCTTATATCTAGACAAATGAATTTTATCTTTACAATATGTAAATGGAACAATTCGTCTAGTTATTGTCTTACGACCGTCCAACACCGCTCGTGTTAATCCAAATTTATCATTGAAATATATCTTTTTCATTTTTATATCAATTTTAATGCCTCCTGTAATCCTGCTTCCAGTGCTTCCTCGTAGGTATTATAACGGATAATAGGCCTGTCAGACAATCCTATCAAGTCATGTCTCGGAATTGTCAGTATATCATACGTCCAATAGTTTTCATACATATAGGATATTTCGATATGCAGGTTCTTGGTTTCACGCAGCCACTTTTGTGCAACGGATTGAGTGGGACGACTATAACACAATTTTGGCAAATTCTTATTCGTTCGGAACACAGATTGCATTATCCGATTATCGTCTTCTTTAATAATATCTTTGCAATACTCATTAAATCCTTTCTCTTTCAGCAGCTTCGCTGTTTCTAATGTTACAAATTCTTCCTGTATCATACACTAAAATATTTTCGGTTCTTCTTTGTATGGAGATTTAACTTCGATAGTCGTGTTTACGGTAACTCTATCTTCGTAATATCCGCTTGCGCTAATCAAAAAAATTCCGTTTTCAAATCTAACATTCGTGATATCGCTATAGCATCCGTCTTTGACTATCATTACCTCTCTATTTATATCTTGCGCAGTAAGCAACAAATGCGCTAAATCCCGTATTGTCATTTTATTTATTTTTTAATCTTATTATGTCAAATCATTCATTATTATTCTCCTTTACACTCTTCACAATGCAATTTATAAGCATGGGCAAACATCTTTAACGTAACAGGATCAAAGTGAAAATCTGCCTGTTTCCCTTCTATGACAACTGAAACACATAATTGGCCGTCGCAAAAGTCAATATATGCCTCACCACCTCCATCCCCTCTAATAGAAAAGGTTTGTGTCTGTACACTATCCATTATCTACCTCCTTTAGTCTTTTAATTAGGGCATCAGCGCAATTAAGCGAATATTTAGCGACTGCTTCAGAATTAACACCATTATCGTTTGCTATAACAATTTTAATAATGTCTTTTGCCAATTCGTACCTACGTTGTTCCCAATCAATGTTTTCACTAAAGAAATTAAGTTCTGACACCTTGATATACATGTTTCCCACCAATGCAGTACCATCATCATATAAATCCTTAATCTCTACAATTTCTCCAGTTGCTTTTATTGTTGCTTTCATAATTTATTTCTCTTTAAGATTTACCTCAATTGAAGGCATTAATGTACATCTTTACACATACATTTTAGAACGTTAATCCAATACCCGCTATCAGTTATCATAAAAGAATCACCGAATACTTTATAATGGTGTTCATTTGTTTATTAATGCCTTACTCATAATAATTATCCAATAAGTTTACGTTCTTGTTTATTCCTTCTCCGTTATTATACATCCTATTTACATCATCCATAGCACTAATGTATTAATTCGACCAATACCTTCTTTACAAGTTCATAGCGTGATAATTGCCAATCTTTCGCAATATCATCTATTTTATCATCATAATGATTGTCATAAACATACTGATTCAAGTTGTCAATAAACCCATCACCGTCAAGACCTTCATCACAATCATCAAACATGTTAAGTTCACAGGCTAATTGGGAGCAATCATAGTGACTAACCCAATCATAAACACGATCATCACAAACATTGGTCTGTCTGTTATATTTTTCTCCAATGTGTATTACTTCACCGCAAAATTCACATCTATGCTCTTTGCGAGCGATAGGAGTTTTATTTCTTAATACTTTTATCATTTTAATTCATTAATTAAAGCATCAGCACAAACAATTGCAAACCGAGCAATGCTTATAGGTATTGTATGTTTCTCTCCTTTCTTGTAATCTGCTTCCGAACTAGCGTAACCAACTATTGTTTTATCACTTAAAATCCCTTGCATGGCAGCTTTCGCCAATTCGTATCTACGCTGTTCCCAGTCAATAGCTGAAAAATCAAGTTCGCATTCTCTGTAAACCATGTTATCACATACATATAAATAATCTCTGCTATGTTGAGAGTTGATGTTTAATTGGGGAGTTACATCCACCAAAACCCCTGTTGATTTTACTCTTGCTTTCATATTTAAAATTCTGATTTAATAATAGTACCAAATGAACGATACCTACGCCAAACCATATTTCCACGTTGAATACTAGTAATCCAATCACAAGCCTTAAAAACTTGTCCTACATTATATAGGAATGGTCTTTTTTGAATTTTTCTTTTTATTCTTGCTTTCATATTTAATCGAAATACATTACTTTCTTACCTATACATACCTTGAACCTTGAAAGAGATTCACTATATTGTGTAATATTATTGGGATTATATTTGTTAACAAAACATCCAGTACGTTTATGGTATCTGACACAAGCATTTTCAGGAGATTTAGCCAATATTTCTTTCTCATCGCTAAAACTAAAAAATAAACTATCTCTATATGATACCTTATACCACTTTACTTGGCTTCTTATCTTTTTAAAATACTTTGCTTTCATTATTCTCCTTTATTTTAAAATGTTCAATCAATTCGTTTACAGTAGCCTTGTGATAACGTCCTGAAATAATGGTTGCATTATCCCAATTTTCATCCCAAAAGAACATAATGCCTTTGGGCTCTGTGAAATAATGATCGTTACCAATAGAATCGCTATAAGAAACGCTAAGAATAGAATCTGCTATAAACCACTGCATGTAGTTACTATCATCCTTTAATGCAGCAATGGCCAGGAATAGTTCTTCGTTCGTTCCGCAATCAATAAATTTACCACATAAAGCACTATGTTTGTTAAAAGGAACGTCAAAAGAATCCGCAATCACATAATTAGGAGTATCAAACCCTTTCATTGGATATTGATAAGCCCATATTATACTACAATTATTTGTCCATTGAGGAGAGTAGTTAAAATACCCCAACTCTTTCAGCTTCTTCCGAAGCTCCGGTGTATTTTTTCTTATGAAACACGGTGTTGTAAATCCCATAGTTATTCCTCCTTATCTATCTTAATATCTGTTATTTTTCCACGACATACAAATCGCTGGTCCATATTTGGGTTGTCATAAGCTATATCGCAAATGATTTCTGAACTATCATCACACTCATTTTGTAATGAGCACTCATCACATATTCCAACGCACAATTCATGCAACACTCCGTCTATTATTATTCCGTTATTTACTTTCATAATTATACCTCTTTCCCGTAAACATTTACAAACTCGCTGACATCCATATAGTCTATACCGAAATTCTCGGCTGTTTTCTTGTCACTATCTGAAAACTGCCCTTCAAGTCCGCTTGCATCACCAATCATTAAACAATCTTCTACCTCCAAACTGCAATCTTTCCATGTCTTGTAATTATCAATAAGTTCTTCAAGCATTCCGGTATTCGGCTTTCTCATAGGGTTGCTTCTGTCATTGCTTCCGCAATACTTAAAACGCGTATCAATGTCGCAATAATCCATTATACTGTAATTCACGTACTCACATTTAACATAGATGGATGATTCCGGAAACAGACCCTTTTCTATCCCTCCCTGGTTTGTCACGATAAAAATTTCTTCGGGATTCAAATTCTTTATTGCATCCAGGACATCAAACTTAAACTTCATGTCCCATATACCATTTGGAAACGTCTCACCGCTTGTAGTTTCTATTAACGTCCCGTCCATATCACAAAACAAAACTTTATACTTTTTCATTTTTTTCTATGTGTTTTACTGTTCTTATTCCTTTTTCTGCGTTTCGCAATCTGCTTTCTGACACACCTATCGTCCTTGATACGGCATTTCGTTTTAGGTGAATCAAATGAAATCATATCAAAACCTTCAACAACAGGCTCATTGTAATATAGAATAGACGTTTCTTCATTATCAATCTTATCCTTATCGGTTACTATAACAGCATCACAATCACTGTTTCTAGCTTCCTCAACAGAATCATAACGTTCAAGGGAATATCCTGTTTCCAAATTTTCGAATAGAAGGTATTCGGATGAATTTATCATTGAACCTACAACAGCAATCTTCTTAGTCATATTTTATTCTTTTTATAGTGCTTACAATACTTAGGAGTTTTCCTAGCCGTTATTCTCTTTTGTAAAGCCATGCAATACATAAACGAACGGATACCCTGATAGTGTATGCACTCACTACAATGTGCTCCTAAATTCATTACCTTTGCCATAACAATTACTCCTTTACCAGTTCTATCGTAGTATTCGTAAGATTAACATACAAGTTCACATCCGACATGGTACCATCTTTCTTGACCTTGCTAAACAATGGGTCAATGGTATCATAAAAACCAATATTATAACCCTTAATATAGGCGTATTGTTTTTTTTCAGGAATAACAACACTTTCATGGTTATCTAATCTTATATATGTGGATGCAGGAGTAGTAATACACACCTTGCTTCCGATAGGATACTTCGCATTGGATTCAATGTACTCCTTTTCCAACTTAATTTTCTGACTTTTCAATTCCCTTATTTTTGAATTGATATCATTTTTCTTTGTCTGAAATTCTTCTTTGTTCATAGCTTTTATATTGTTTTTATAAATGCGACATCTCTATTATCATTTTTCTTTAAATTATAATATAACTGAATAATGCCTTTTAAAGGTATCCCAAGGGGTTCGGTCTACATAAGGAGTACCGTTCCATGTATATTTGGCATAAAACATGGAACTCCATTTAATAAACTTAAAATCCCATATAAACGAGATGATATTGAACGCCAAAAATACTGCAATCTCGAATAGTGTAGGTATTAATGTACATTTTCACACACATTTCAGAACGTTAATCCGTTCGGGGCGATACCAACGCCCACTATCGGCTATCATAAATGAATTACCGAATACTTTTCTACCTATATTAAGCGCACCGTTGACATCAGCATTGATAACCTTTCCAACTGCCGACTTGAACAGTCCTCGCTTGACACGCTTGCCGAGATAACTATCATGCTTGCATATATCCTCCATAGCTAGAGCATCACATTTGCTAGTGTAACTTTCCTCATGTTCTATATAGTTGATACCTGCAAGCTCACACTTGTATCTAAGGCAGCTTCTTAGCCTCGCAAAAGGGATGAATGTAAACTTCTGATTGTTTACTCCGCCCATATTGACGGATTGCTTCCATCCTTTGTTGTAGCCTACAGCAAGAGTGCCTATGTGGTGTGATACAAGATAATCAACGATACGCCTGCTTGTCTTGTGCATCGCATCATTCATAAACCGTTCACGTTTATCATACATATTTCTCATCCTGTTTGTCAGTTTGTCTATACCCTGCCTGTCCTTTATGGATTGCAGCATGGACAATGTTTTGTTAAACCATCTGTTATATGACTTGACAACCTTGCCGGAAAACAGCAGCGCATTACATCCGCACACCAACGTGGCAAGGTTGTTCACACCCAGGTCTATTGAAGCCATACCAGTACCGACATTATCCGAACAGACACAATCATATACAACCTCTACGGTCATGTATGTACGTTTTGGAATTATCCTTACCTGTTTGAACCGTTCGATTCTGTCCTTGTACTTCTCCCATTGCGGAACGGGTATTTTCAAGTCACGGTCAAGGATTATATACCCGTCATGTATTTTGCACGACTGGTTGGTATATATCGCATTGCTCATCCCACCCCGTTTGTGATAGCATGGCAGTTCGGGCTTACCGTTATACTTCCCGGGATTCTTCGCCCAATCCTTTACTGCCTTGACATATCCCTTCATCGCCTTGTCAAGCACGCGCAATCTCTGTTGGGCTACGTGTGATTTCACAAGCCTGTAATTTACCGTGCCTTCAAGGTTGGTGACGTTTTTCATTATCCTGTCCAAGTCGGGATAAAACAGCCACCTGTCGTTATCCTTCAACTCGTTACGGACAATATACAACGCCTGGTTGTACAGGTTGTTCGTGACACGGCAGATAGCGCAAAGCCTGTCAGAATGGTTGATGTCAAATTTATAAACTAATTGCATATTAGCCAGTATTATGTTTCGCCAGTAAAAAGGAGAACAGGGAAGCCGTACTGACTTCAGCTTGTCGGAAGGTAGCTACTCCGTTCCTATCCCTGTATGAAGCAAATATACTACTATATAATGATATTAGGAAATATTATGTGTTAAATTTTTGTAATGGTTTTCATTTGTTCATTAATACCATATATTATACAAGGCAAACACCATATAATCAAATGTATTCTTAAATATTTCATAATTAACATTCAGACAAGACCTGTAACACAATAAGCCATACAATGACAATCATCAATCGTCCAACATATTTCCACATATAGCCTTCATTAACATAGCAAAAACAATTCCAAAAAGCATAAATTCACTCCTTTCTAACATTATTGTCCACCCACCTCATTGCGCCCTTTAACGCATCAGTTGTAGACCTGTAAAACATATCTACAAAGAGAACCATCCGTTCACCTTTTATTATCCGGTACATGAAGTCTTTTTCTCCTGTGACCTCTATTGTACAGCCCTTGTAAAATGTGACATATTTATTTCTCATACGACAAATATATATATTATTGGTTTTCCAACAACTTTTTATCAACTTTTATTAATCGTTTTTCCCAGTCGTTCAGATTGTCACCCGTCTTAATCTTCTCCATAACCGAAGCTATATCAAAAGATTTACATTTTTCATACAGATCACTCATTGTCGTTCCTTGTATGATAACTCCGTTCTTTTCCCCGGAAAAATATCCGTCAACACTCTCTATCACATCCCATTTCCGTCCTTCCAGGATGGATTGTTTATTGTTCGTTCCCATTATTTCAAATCGTTCAAATTATTAATCAATGTAATAGGATATTTTTTTCGTATTGCATCAAATCGTTCTTTATCCTCATTCGTCATATCTTCGGAAGCATCCCATTCGTCCAACATGAAAATATCAATATCTCCTTCATATCCATCATTGTCATTCAGTTCAATACAAATATGTGGATAATAATTCATATCAAGACCTCTATCTTCTGGAAGTTCAAAACCGAGATCATAGTAGAACTCATAAAACACACACGTTTCGTCTATCGCATGATTTTCATTGTAGTAATAAAGATCATTCGCCTCAGAATGCAGCAACAAATTCCACAAAGCACTATAAGTTATTGTCTTTAAATCGCAAACATCATTTGAAAAATGTTGCCTAACATACGCATATCTATCTGGGTTTTCTCTGATAATATCTCCCCAACAGCCAAGTTCGTTTTCTATTTCTTTATGTGTCATAATTGAAAAAATTTTATTATACAAACTCTATATCATTCAGATTAATCGGATAAACTTCATAGACTACCACCTGATCAAATTCCCTATATTCATTTTTTTTATTCAAAATGTTTGCCATCAATTTACAGTTATAAGAATCACATAATTCAATTAATTCAATAGATGGAACTTCAAATACTTCTATCGTATAAAATCTCTTATCCTTATTAATTCTATAAGAAAACATAGATATCATTTGTTCCTTAATGCCATAATAAGCCGCCTGTTGGTTTTTGCCAAACTCCTTATTTATTGATCCGCTGTTATTGCTCACCCTGTAACGTGGCTTTGCAGGGGCTTTTGTTTTGTCTGTAATAATATTCATATTTTTTCGTTTATTTTCGTTTTTAAGTCAAAAATTGCTCCCGGTAACAGTGTCGCTCTGTTTGTCGTTCTCCATACCGGGAAAATATTTCACATTATTTCCGCTTTATCTTAACTCTCTGAATGAAACAGTTTCAAAATCGCTCTTAATGACCTCTATCTGTATAGGCTTAACAAATCGGTCCAATTCCTTGCGTATCTCTCTCATTTGTTCAAACGGTACGGTTACAATGTTCCCGGCAACTAACAAGTTGCGCAAAATGTTGTCTAATTCTTCGCGTTTCATATTATTGTATATTTTTATAAAAATAACAATACATACCGTACAGGTCTATAATATCTGAATCGGTTAGTATTCTCTTTAAAACTCTAATTACTTTAATCACTTTCATTATTCGTTCAAATATGATTTGGGAAGTAACGGGAAAACATTCAAAACTTCTTTAAAACTTATTTCCCCAAATTTTTCAATAACTACGGAAAAATAACGGTTATGAGAACGGCTATTCCGTACAATACGGACGCATGAAGGTACTTCTTTGCGTGGTACTGTATCGTAGTCGTTTGCGTGCTCTCTTACAAACTTAATCAATTCAGGCGTATCTAGGTACATTTTGATTATTTTTTGCGTCCTGGTGCCGTTATAATACGCTCGTTTAACCTGTTTTTCGGGTAACTTGTGCCCGTCATAGCTTTTCCAAAACTTGATATTTTCCTTGATAAGATCCAATGTATCAATACTTCTGTTAGCTTTAAACGTTCCTATCTTAATACTTTCGTTTTCAAGGATAGGATATAATTCTTTTTGTAAGTTTTGTTTTCCCATAATACTATTCATTTAAATATTGCTTCCTGTAATTGGTCTTGGGCATATTTCTTTTTCATATGTCATTATAATGGTTAATTGTTCCCGAATAAATTGAATGTGTGTTTTTTGTTCGTTTAACGGCAAAGAATATAGTTCTTTGTAAAATTCGTTTTCACTTATAATCTTACATTTGTTGTCTTTGCAATATCTTTTAAAATCTTTTTCCGTGCCGTTCCCAAAATTGAAAGCTAGTTTAATTTTTTCATTACACCAAACAGAGTAGCCACCGTCTTGTATAGCTTCATTGATTGATTTATACCGGCGGCCTGATATACCGCCGCTAAAACTGTCAATAGTAAATTGTATCATAATGTTTTTAGAATATTGGTTTGTTGAGTATTTTCCAATAGAAGGTTTTATTTTGCCTCTATTGGCGTTTTTGGATGGAGTATTGCACACATTCTAAAATATATTCGGCATGTTCCCGGGCCGCTTCCTGTTTTTCCTGTTTGGTGGGTGTTATTCCGTCGTACTTGTATAACAGTTTGGCGGCCTCTCTGATTATGGATTTCATTTTACTGCAATTTGCAAGGTATTCTAATTGTGGTTGTACGCCATTGTTTATTTTTTTAATTAGACAATCTTGCATCCGTGATGTTATATTGTATATCTCACTTGTATTACGTATATACATTGCAAGTAAATTAGGTATGTCGTTTCTTCTTTCCATAATGTTACGTTTTAAAATTGTTATTGTTTGTTTTGGTTCTCTATGTAATCGGTTACCCGTATTGATAGATACAGGCAACCTAATAGTATTAATGTTTCGATCATAGTTATTTACTTTTGATTTTTCCAAACTCTATAATCATTATCACTCTCAAAACACATATAACCGCCAAAAACTTTGGCAACATGTGTGGGCGTAAAAGGGCATTCTTTAATTGCCCGGTACCGTGTTTCAACTTGTGCAAAATACGTTCTCATAATTACTTTAATTTAAAGGTTATATTTTCAGGAAGTTTTGTTTTGTCAACTGTTTTAACAAATTCATCAAACTGTTCTTGCGTTATCTTTGTTTCGTAGTCATTCCAATTAAACGCAAGTTCATTGCTATGATTGTAGTATATTGCGTTTTTAAGAGAAATTCCGGCGTCAAGAATGGCTAATCTAATTAGCTTTCTATTTTCCGCTTTTTGTATTTCTTTTTCGCAATCTGCAATTATTTCATTGCGTTTCTTTTCGTATTCTTCACGTTTTTTCTGGTCTTTCCGTTCCTGTATGGCTTCACTAGTATAATACCCGCCTTTGATTCTGTTTTCGATTAGTGTACGTTCTTCATCCGTCAATTTTAACATAAAATGCTCATTTTCAGGTTTATACGGGTTTTTCCATGTGTTACCCGTTAATTTTTCCAATTGTTTTATAGCTTTTAAACTTTCTTGTTTCCAGCGGTCTACGATCCCTAGAGTATATAATAGGTATGTAAAGTACCCCTTATCCTCTGCACTATCACGTAGTACATTGTATTCTGATTCGGTAATACGTAGGTAGTTTATGGTCTTTTCTTTGTCGCTGTTTTTAAGGTGGTAAAAGCCATTTTCAACGGGATACATTGGTTGCCCGTAATGGTTGCACAAATGTAGATCAATAAACAATTACTAGCACACCAAACGAAACGCCCGTTTCTACGTTTTTCGTAAATGTCGGCCGTAACACTCCAATTACATACACCATTTTTGCAAGAATCGTCTAAACTTATACGTACGTTCATTTTGTAGGTTACTCCATTTTCTACGAAATATTTTGCCACATTGTAGGATAAATTCTTTGTTTCCATAATTGTAATATTTAATTGTTAATTTTCAATTGTCCATTGTATAGCATGCTGTGCAGCCTGTAAGGTAGGATATATAATACATTCGTATTCTGGTGTTTTCCACATACAAAAACCGTACTTTTTAAAACTTTCCTTAACGGGCTTTTCTAAAAATTTGGGCAAATTTTCCTTATTCGCTTCGTAGCTTGTAATTTGCCCGCCAATCGTTTCTACTGTATAAACTATCATATTATTTCCCATTCTTTCTTAATAAATCCTTTAAAGTTCCCGAAATTGCGCTTAAATTCGGCAATTGCTTGTTTTTTTGTCTTTCCGACACTGCAAACATACAGCGTTTTTGATTAGGTTGTATATTTCATTAACATTCATTATAAATTAAGCTCGTTTTTTCCAAAATCAATACAGTTTATATACATATTTTAAATTAATATTGCATAATATTAATAGATCCGACCATGCAAAGCTAATATTATGTTTAATTTCAAGATTTTTCAATGTTAATTTGTGTTAAATCTGTTTGTAAGTGTCTGATAATGAGGGAATTACGAAATCTTCGTAGAAGTCACTTGTAAAACATTTTATTTGTAAAGATTTCGAAATTCGATTCTCGTAGAAAAGAATTCTTTTTTATTTACAAACATTGAGAATCGTGGTAGATAAACGTGAGTAATTTCCTGTAAATCAGCGCCATACCCCCTTTTGTAGAGGCTTCGCTGCGGGTGTGTCGCTCTCGATAATTTTTTTTCTAAAAATTTTTTTTCTCCAAATTTTGCTCGGATGGCTTATTTTGCGTTTTGGTGGTGTATTTTCGGTAGTTTTCAACAAAATCGGATAAATCTTTACATAAAAAGTTACGAAAATCGTAGGTTTTTTGGTGTGTTTCGTAGGTATGGTTGCATTTTTTATGTCTTTTTTTGCAGTATAAGTTATTGGTTTACAGTATTCTTCGTTGATTTCGTCGTTTTGATATGTATCTATACTAAATTACGTATGCAGTTTTGGTGTCTGTATGTGTATGTGTTGTGTATGTATTGTGTATGTATATGTATTGTAATAGAGTATGTAAGGTGTACGTGTATGTATATATTGTATAAATATATTACCTTTAACATTTAATATACAAATTAATAGAGAGTGAAATTTTTACGATTAACGATTCAATTTTTTTTGACAAGACTAAATAGCTTGTTTTCAGCTATTTAATCACTAATTTTTGCGAGTTTTTTGACAAGTGTTGAAAAACGAAGAGTTTACGAAGTCTACGAAAAAACAACGAATTTCGTAGGTTTTTTACGAATTTTCCCGAATCAATTAGTTGCATATGCAACTATCGGTGTTGAGATTTTTTATTTTATGTTAAATTAAGTCAATTTTACATTTCTTAACGTATAAAATAATAAGTAGATAAAAAATTATAGTTAAATCATTTTAACTAAAATGAGAAAAATTATTACAAAAGTAAAAAATAACAACAATCAATATTTTTTACTTTTCCTATTCAAATAATACTGTGGACGTGAAAGTAAAAAATCTTGTGTAAAGAAAGATAAACTATCTTCCTTGACACGTATTTGTTAATCACATAAACATTTGTAGTTAATTAATTTAACTACTAGTTTTCGTATTGTTTTTTGCGCTATATTTGCAGGTAAAATCAAGTAAAATGTGTGTGTAAAATATGGAAGAAGAAATAGAGATTAAACTTAGGTTGCCCGAATCAAGGCGTGTCGTATGCCTGTCCGATGCAATGCCCGACAGGGAACGTTGGTACAAGGGAATGAGGGTTCAGACACGGCTGTTCGGGTGGGTTACGCTCGTCAGCTTCAGGGATCGTCACTGCTGTCTTAAACTTGACGAGCCTCTGGAGGACGGAACAAAGGCTGTGTTCGTGTCGGAAGCGTCATTCATCAAGCGTGTGCCCGTACCTTTAACTGCAAAGTCTATGGCTGCACAGGTCGCTGGTGTCAGCGTGGAGGGTGAGGTGCTGGAGTACGAGAGGAAGATGAAGAGAAAATGGGAGAAGGAGAGGAAGCATATAGCGGAGATATGTGCAAGGTACGGGTATGTGCTTCCTTCCGAGTGGAAACGGTCGTTAAGGAGATTTGCTTCGTGGTGTGAGGGCCAGGTAAGGCAGTACGGTCATATCGTGGATGCCGACTATCTTATGCGGCATGACACGTCCGTTGTGGGCGGAAGGAGCGTGGATGATCTAAGGTTCGTGCCCGATGTGGATATGGTGGATGGGACCGGGGCGAACGGGAAGCCTTCCGCCGCTCGCGTTTCACGGTGCGCGCTCATGCCGGGAAGCATCGTCACCGCCATACGCAATGCAGGGAGCGAGATGGACAAGTCGGTGTCGTTGTGGCGGAACAGCTACTTCGTGAAGATGAGGCGTTTCGGGTACACGTTCAATACCTGCTGTGACGGGGCAAAGACACGTGACGATGCGTTCACATGGTTCAAGGACATCACCATACAGTACATGGCTGACCTTATAGAGTATTACGGGATAAGACGTGATTCCATCGTGTGCAGGAAACTGGAGCACATCGCGGACGTGTACTCTTCCCTTGACGATATGGATGCACGCCCTGACATATCAACGGACGATTATGACCTGTATCCCGTTGTGATGTTCGGGAAGGTTGTGGACCGGGAGAAATCGGTAGAATCGGTAGGATCGGTAGAGAAAGGAGGGGAAAATGACTGTCGCTGAATCTGCAAAGGCTTCTTATGAATACATCCTTGATTCCGTTATGGGCAAGCTGGCGGACAAGGGTGGTGGTCGTGGCTTCCGTAAAGCAAGGGATGAAGGCGAGTGGAAGCGTTCCATATCCGCTATGGTCGAGATGGATATAGCTGATGCATGCAGGGAGTGCAATTTCAGACGCCACAGGAGCGGTTCCATCATGGCTTTTGACGGTAAGATATTCGTTCCCATGATGAAGGAGGATCTGATGCGCCTGTGTATGGATTTGTGCCGCATAAACGGTCTTAGCGAACTGTACATGACCGATACGAGCGAGCGTTTCTACCGTACCATCGTAAAGAACGTGACGCATGAGATATTCAATCCCAAGCGTAACTTCATCACGTTTGACAATTGTGTCCTTGACACGGAAACGATGGAAACGTTCGATTTCTCTCCTATGATAGAATCGTGCATACGTATCAATATCAATTATGACCCGTTGGCGCGCAGCCCGTTGTGGGAGAAGTTCCTGGACGATGTGATCCCTGTGAAGGATACCCAGGATGCCTTGCAGGAGTTTGTAGGGTGTGCTTTTGTTGACAGGAAGAAGATCAAGATGGAGAAGATGTGTTACCTTCTCGGTTGTGGTAGTAACGGTAAGTCCGTGTTCTTTGACGCTGTTGTCAATGCGCTAGGGAAAGATAATGTTTCTTATATGGAGATGGCTGACCTGTCGGGTGACAAGTCTACTTGCGAGTACAATATAGCTATGATAAACGGCAAGCTGCTCAACTACGCTTCCGAGATGGGTGGGAAGGATGTGAGCGGTGGCAAGTATAAGAAGTTCATATCCGGTGAGCCTACTATGGCACGCCTTCCGTTCGGTGAGCCTTTCCTTGCCGACATGATGCCTCCTTTCATGGCCAACCTTAACAAGATGCCTTCCGTTTCGGACCAGACTTACGGTCATTTCAGACGCTCCCTTGTCATTCCGTTCTATCGTGTGTTTAAGGAATCGGAGCAAGACAGGTCGCTTCCGTTGAAGCTGTCAAAGGAATCGGCTGCTATCATAAACTGGATCATAGAGGGTGCAAGACGGTTTGTGAAGAACAAGGGTGAGTTTACGAGAAGTTATACGATAGAATCCGTTACGGAGAATGCCAGACGTGATTCCAACAGTGTCCTGTCGTATCTTTACGATTCGGGGTATGATTCTTCGGGAGATATTGAGGAATCGGCTATCCGTGACCGTGACCTGTATGTGAAATACATAGCATACTGCAATGACTGTGGCGTAAGACCTTACAGCAAGAGAAAGATGGTTGACATGATACGCCAGGAAGGCTATTCCGTCACTTCCGCATGGGATGAGAACAGGAACAGGCTGTTTCAGGTTGTCCTAAGACGGAAGTATAATCCTGATGAATATCTTCTCCAACAGGCTGATGATATAATGAAGGAGGATTTGCCGTTCTAAATTTTGCAGTTTCAAAAAAAATACTTAGTTTTGTAGCGTCAAATCAATCATGGGAGAGGCAAACTCCTGTGACTTCAATCATTGGAGTTATTTTTTTGCCATGACATATTGTAGTAGTAAAGATTAAGATATTGCGCCTACCGAGTGGAGATACGGAAACGCCTCCGAAATAAACCCTATGGTTGATTTGACAGCTCGTAGTAGGCGCACTTTTTTATTATTATGAATGAACTAGTTTTTAAAGGTCAGAATGACCAAGTTTTAACTAACAGCCTATTGGTGGCTGAAAAGTTTGGAAAAGAACACAAGAATGTGTTAAGTTCTATCCGTGAGTTAATAAAGGGGTGTGCTGAAAATGCAGCCAACCTTATGTTTGAGGAAACAACATATATTAATGATCAAAATGGACAGGAGTATCCTATATTTATTATGAACCGAGATGGATTTACCCTTTTGGCGATGGGATTTACAGGGAAAAAGGCTCTTAAATTCAAGTTGGATTATATTGCTGCATTTAATGCGATGGAGAAGGCACTGAAAGAACAGAAAAAACCATTGTCACAACTTGAAATACTTGTTCAATCCGCACAGGCTCTTCTTGAACAAAGTATGAGAATTGATAATGTAGAGAAGCGTCTTGATGCAATTGAGCAGGAAAGGGATGAGAATGGTAAACTTTTACTGTCTGTGTCAATGTCCTCTGATGTTCTTCCTGAAATGTCTATGAGAAACAACATTCGTCAATTGGTAAACAAATATTCTTCCGCTACAAATACCAACCAACGGGATATATGGCATAAGATTTACGATCAGCTTTATTATCTTTATGGTATTTCCGTGAAGGCTTATAAAAAAGATAAGCGTGAAACATATTTGGATGTAGCTGAAAGGAATAATTTTCTTGATAAGATATATAATATCATCTCCAATATTGTCCGAGAATATAATAAAGATTAAAGATTATTTAACCGTTATTATTTTTGCCATATTACTTTAATATGTATTTTTGCTGAAAAATTTTATTGTATATGGATAATAAAGAGATTGTTTTATTTGATAGAAGTATTCGTGTTACTTCTGATTGGTATGTATGTGTGTCTGATACCCAGTGTGCGATAAATGAAGCTCGTAACAGGACTGGTTTGAAAAGGTATAATTTCAGCCAGTGGTTAAAGACGCTTTACGTAAGTGACATGGTTTCCAGTATTAATGAGAGCGGCAAGGATGCTTTCAAGGTTGAGTTTGACAATGATTCGGGTAAGATAGAGCAGTATTGTCATTTTGGTGTGTTTGTTAATATGATTTTGTCGGCAAGTCCTGTTAGTGGTGTGCTGGACAATGAGGATTGGTTTAATGATTACGTTTGTGATGTATATTCCATTGACGGTCATGTTTATGAACACGCCAAGATACTTGCCGTTGGCGGTTTGTGGCGTTATACGACAAAGAATGCCAGGTTCAGTGATGATATCCGTATGATGGATGATATCATGTATTCCGTTCCCGATGGTGACAAGGATGCCGTGTATAGCCTGTTCTTTGATTTGCTAGGTACGTTTTATTACAATTGGGAGTTTGCGTTGCGTTATGCAAAGAAACTTCTTTTAGGGGATGTGGAGGAATGATTATGAGGTGCCTTGTTCGTTTTGTCATGTTTCTCATATACGTTGACATTTTATTTGTTCTTCTTGTGTTTATGGTTCCTGCCGAAATGGTGTACCGATGGTCGGGTGGACGTAAGCCTTGTGGGTATGTTTCATGCCTTTCTGAATTTCTAGGATATCCTGAAGGTTATCGTTATACGTTTAGCGATTTCTTTAGGGATATGAAACAGGGATGGCGTAATTTTAAGTAGCATGGGTTCTATTGATTATGAGTATATATTTGCCAATCTTGACACCGTGCTTGGGCTTCCTTTAAGGCGTAGGGGTAAGCGGTGGACGTTGCCTGCTCGGATAAATCTTGAGAGTCATAGCAGGAAGGATAAGCTGGTTTTCTATATGAACAAGTCGGGCAGTATTACCGTTACCGAGCAGGGCGGTGATTCTGTCAACCTGTTTGACTTTCTCGTGTCTTATCTTCCCGGTTGCAGTAGTGCTTCTGATGCTTTTAGGATTCTGTCAAGCCCGGACGGTTGCAGGATGAGTTTGAAGGATTTCTACGAGAGGGAGTATGATTCGGGTAGACAGGAATCAAGGTTTGTTGATGTGAAGTATGTTGACAGGCTTAACGATTCCGGGCATTGGAAGGGGAATAACCTGTACGAGTACCTTTCAGGCGTTTTCGGTGTTGATTCCGTGAATGATGTGTTTTCAAGGTATAAGGTAGGATGTCTTGGAAGGGAATCCGCTGTGTTCTGGTATTCCGACAAGGATGGTAACGTGTGCCATGACAACAGGATAAGATATGGTGTGAACGGTCACAGGAAGAAGGAAACCCATGCTTTCAGGAAGTTTACTACGGGCGAAGGGTTTACCCATCGTGGCTTTTTTAAGCCGTTTTTAGGGGAGTATTGCAGCGATGCGATAACTTGTATGGTTGAATCAGAGAAAACCGCCCTTATCGCATCTATGGCTTTCGGTAACGGTTTTATATGGACAGCTTGTGGCGGAATGAACCAACTTGGAAATAAATTGCCAAAAAATGTTATTTTATTCCCCGACTTTGATAATAAAGCTATATCTTTGTGGGGTGACAAAGGACGTGTGGCGAGATGGTGGGAGTTCCCTAGCCTGTCTTTAGGATTGAAGCATAACGATGATATCGGAGATGCTGTTATTAATAATTTGAAGAGTATTAACATTAAAGAATTTAGGAAATGGATATTGAAATAGGAATTGATTTTAAGGAAAACCTTCTTTCCTTGCGTAATTATATCTCTTTGGGATTTCGTTGTGACGATATTGATTTCAAGAACGCGGCTATTGCTTCCATTGACAGAATGATGGAAGAAGTATTGGATGAGCATGATGTGAATTTCTTTGACGCATTGCAGAATGTGATTGACAACCTTGATGAGATTAATACAGTGGATAATGTTCACGATATTTGCTGTGAATTTTATCATGTGATGGATGATAACGAGCGTGTCATGCACCGTGAGTTCTTTGAAAAATTGAAAAAATATCGTGAAAGCAAGATTGAACGTATTGTTCCTTTGAAGGAAAAAGACTGCATTGTCATGGGTAATAAGTATGTTGAATTAGGTAGTGGTAAAGAGTGTGTCGTTGACAGTGTTATCCACATGCTTGCCGATAATGACCGAATGATTAAAGATGCTGTTTTGTATGTAGACCATCTTGGTCAGCGCATAGCATGTTCTGCTGATGAGTTTAGGAAAAAGTTTGGGGTGAGAAAATAAGAATCATAGTGAAATATTTGATAATATAATTTTATTTAGTATATTTGCACTAAATTAAATTGTATTAATATGAAAACAAACGTTACAATGGTGTCTAATGACAGAAAATTATTTGGGGTAACTATTAGACAAGATACCAAAAATCAATTTTTATCTATAACTGATTTGCAGGAGGCATATACTAGGGCTAGAATTGAAAAAGGATGGAATGAGAAGAGGGTTGAAAATATATTATCTAACAATTCGTCTTCTGAGCGTATATATTATATCCTTAATAAACAGGGAATTATAAAAACAGGATTTACTGCTTTTATTGATGAGGTTAATAAAAGTTCCTTGGTTAAGGTTTTAAAGAAGTATGGTGTTTATAAGACTCTTGGTGCTCGTAACAATAGACATGTTTCCTGTAATCCTTATATTTGGGTTCTTATTGCTCTTGAACTTAACCCTGAAATATATGCTACTGTTATAATGTGGTTGACAGATAATTTGATTATTAATCGTATTGAAGCTGGTGATAGATATAATGATTTATGTCGTTCGGCATCTAAGTTTGATGATGTGGATTACCGTATAATAGCAAAAGGATTGAATTATATTGTTTTTGGTGTCCATGAAACAATGATAAGAAATACAGCTACTCAGGAACAATTAAAAGAATTGGATGATTTGCAAAAATCTTTATCGTTTGCTATAGATATGGGGTATATAAAATCTTTTTCTAATTTAATAGATGAAATGAGGAAAATTTATAAGAATAAGCATGCCTAAAGGAGAGATAAGGATTGACGGTAAGGTGATGGGAAAGGATTACGGTAGGTATTTCTATTCTCCGCGTGGTAATATGTGGGCTGTCACCTTGTGTACGTATGACTGTGATGATGGTCGTATGTTTGAAAAAATAGAGTTGTATAGGACTAAGGATGAGGCTAGGGAAGCTGCATTCAGATTAAATACGGAGGAACACAATGGGTAATACGGATTCAAGTGTAATAAAACTGCCTAATGGGTATAGATTGAATAAGATTGACGATTGTACTTACGAGTTGGTAAAGATTGACGATTTCAAGAAAGGAGATTTCCTGTTTGCTAAAAGCAGGACAGGAGATTTAATAGATTATGTATTTATTAATACTGGTGGTTTGAAAGCTAATTTCTTATATAAGGACAAGAATGTTCTTATCTGTAATTTAGAGTTTAACTTTTCTAACAACTATGATATCTCAAAGGCTACTCTCGAACAGATTGCTGCCATGAGAAGGCTTTTATCCGAGAATAATTTTACTATTGTTGATGGTGAAGTTGTTCCCATTACAGATCCTGTTGTCGGCTTTGTTATTGTCAATGATGTGATTTATCCTGCAAGCAAGATTTATCGAAGCAGGGAATGCGCTATGTATGATTTAAAGAGAAAAGGAAATAAAAAATGAATCAAGTAAAATTTGTAAAATTAAGACGGGATGCAGTTCTTCCCGAAAAAAAAACTGATGGTGCTGCCGGGTATGATTTGTATGTTCCTGACAACACGTTGATAAGAAAAGGTCGTAACCTGATTAAACTTGGAATAGCCATTCAGATGCCATCAAATATGAAGGCTATTATCAAGCCTCGAAGTGGATTTTCTCTGAAAGGTATTATTGGTGTTGACGGGAAGTATCATGACGCTGATGTGTTGGATGGTGTTATTGATTGTGACTATACCGGTTGTATGGGTGTTATAGTGAAGAGTTTTGAGAAAGATCCTTTCTATATTGCCGCAAAGGAGCGAATTGCTCAGCTTCTTTTCAGTAATTATATTGAGGTTGAATTTGTTGAGGTTGAAAGCCTTGATTCAACGGATAGGGGTGATGGAGGTTTTGGTCACACAAACAATGCAGGTAAGTAAGTATGAAAACAAAAAAGATAAACAAGATTTACGACAAGGGTTATGATAGTGTACTGAACAAGTATTTTATTTTAGCTATGTTTGTTGAGTTTGGTGAAACGAAGTATGATCGTATTTTCTTTTCTGATAAGAAGGATGCGGATAACATAAAAGTTGGTGATTTATTATGATTAGAGTTACGTTGAATAGCAGGGTGAAAATTATAAACCGTGATAAATACATTTCACTTCACGGTGAAGATTCTGTAAGCAAGTCAAATGTGTTCGGTAAATTTGTCACTGTTAAATACTGTTTTGATAATGGTGAAAAGTTTCTTTGCGCGGATGACCAGGGTAAAGAGTATATTCTTTTCTCAGATTGTATTGCTTATGTTGATCATGTTAAAGAGAGAAGCATCCTTGATGAAGCAAAGGATATCCGCAACAACAGCAGGCAGTCTGACTATGGTGATGCAGTAGTCAATTTTGAAAATATTTCCAAGATGGCTTCTTTGATTACGGGAAAGGAATTATCTCCTTATGACTGTGTTGCTGTACAGATAGCTGTAAAACTATGCAGACAGGGATTCCATAAAAAGCGTGACAATATGGTTGACTTGGCTGGATACGCTGATATAATGCAATTGATTGTAGATAAGGAAAATGTGAGAAATGGGGAAAAATGCTGACAATGCTTTGATGTATCGGAGAGTTTTAGCGGCAAGCGGTCTTTCCGATACTGATGTTAACAGGAAAAGCAGAAAGCATGATATTGTGATGAACCGTGCTCTTGTGTGCTGTGTCATGCGTGATATGGGTTTAAGTATGTCTGAAATTTCTGATTTTCTATGTATTGACAGGAGTAGCATATACAATCTTTTAAAATATTCTTCTGAACTTGACGAGAAGGTAAGGGAGATAAAATCTAGGATGAAGGAGGAAAGATAATGGGTTTGAATAAAGGATGGGGTAAACTTCCCCTTAGTAACAATCTTCTTATTGACGATGAAAAACAGAAGAAGATTGATATAGCAAAGCATATTGATGATGCGAATGAGATGGAGTTATGGGCTGCGTCCGCTTATGTCATAGATACCAATCCTGTCTTGTTTTACAAGGCAACACACGTTATTGACGAGGGTATGTCAGAGCGTTCTTTGCTTATGAAAGCCAAGCAATGGGTTAATTCTCCAAGGATAACCCAGATTGTCAATTATGCCAAATCTTCCATGCTTGCTTCCGATTATGTGACACCATCCATGAGGCGTGTATTGGAAGGTGAGAATAAGGAAAAGACAAAGACTTTGATAAACAAGGATAACCTTGAATTTGAAGATGCGATAAGCCTTATAGAAAGTTTCCTAAAGCGTTCTGATATAGACACTGCTGATTTTAAGGATGTGAAAGGTGCGCTTGATATGCTTGCAAAGTTCAAAGGATGGCTTTCTGACGATGATGCTAGTGAGGATTTCTATGACAAGACCACCATAGCGTTTTTCCCATACGATTGCGACAAGTGTGTACGTGCCAAGGCAGGGTTATGCAACAAGTGTGTATATCATCGTGAATCAACAGGTGATCTTAGTGATGATGAACGTAAATGGATAAAGGAAAACGATACATGGAAAGGGTAGTCTATGTCGGTAAGGAAAACTACTAATTTAACGGTAAGAAATAAAGAAAGGGAAAGGCGTGTAAGGGAAATAGAGGAAGAGGGAGTATTTGATTATTACCATAAATTTACTCCTGTCCAGTTGTACAAGTACCTTTCACCTCTATGTAGTATTGATGCGTTACGGGTATTACGTTTGTGCGTATTATCCGCACAGAGGGGAGATAATATGATAACGTTGAAGTTTATAAGGAGGCAACTGAAATATAAGCCTAGGCGTTCTGTTTTTGATTCATTGATAAATGCCGGATTGATAATAGAACCAGTCCCTAATGTTTTTTCCTGTACGGTGAAGGTGAACGAGTATTCTCATATATTGAGCATGATGCGTATTGATGATAATGCTCCCGATGTCGTAGATGTGGATGATTTAAATTGTTACAAAGTTGTAGCAGAGGATAATATTAGTTACCGTGTCGTTAGCAAACGGGGGAGTGTTATAAAGAGTTTCACTGACAAGAGTGAAGCAAGTGATTATCTTGACGAACTGTATTTCCCTAAAGGTGAAGATGGTGACGTGGAAGCATTGTCGAAAGAGGAAGAGGAAGAATTAACCATTTAGTTAACTATTTTTAGTATTGTTTTCTGTGTTAGTTTATTTTTTAATATTACTTTTGTCGCATGAGATATTGCTATGATAAAGAACGGTATGATTATCTTGTCAACGAGATTTTTAAATGTGGCAAGATACTTAAAGAGAACACAACTAACGGTAAGGAAGTTAGTTGGAAGGTTTTCTGGATAAGAGTGGACGCTCACAAAAGAAGGCTGTCCGCAATGAGAGAATTGGATAAAATAAAAGAGGAAAAATATAAAAAATAAAAAAATGGATTTAGTATTAAATTGTAAAGTAAAGAAAGTAGGTCAGTTACAGACTGGTACAAGTAAGGCAGGTAATCCTTGGCAGAAGAGAAATTATCTCGTTGAGGAAATTGGTTCCATGTATTCCAAAGAGGTGTATTTCTATGTAATGGGAAACCTGTGTGATCTTCAATTGAAAGAGGGTGATACTATTACTGCCCATCTTGAAATCAGAGCAAGAGAATACCAGGGTAAATATTACAATGAAGTTGGGTGCTTTAAGATAGATATGCCGCAACCAGCACAAGCACCATCACCTGCACCTGTTCAGCCTGAAAGACGGGATGATTTGCCCTTTTAGTATTGCAATGCTATCCGAAATGTGTGGTTTTTGCCTGTATTGATTAAATTCTTGTTTTTGTTTGCGGATGGAGGTTTATCTTTTTTGCCATATTTCGGGTTTTCCTCCATCCGATTTTATTTATAGTTTAGAATGAAACGAATAAAGAGTGAATATCCTTTAGCTGATATATTTAATTTTGTGTTGGGTAAGTTATCCGTTTTGGAATCTATTTCTAAGCCTGTAACTTTCTCTTCCCGTGATAATGCTTTACCTGCATTGTATTATGATGTTGTTTTGTATGGAAAATATATTAATGATACAATGTCTAAACTTACAGGATGGATTGATGTTATCAATGAATACAAGTCTGTTGGCTATGATCATTCTAGGTTTGTTGAAATAAAGACAAACGAGTATAAAGAAACATGGCCTTTTGATTCGGAAGATGATATCCCATATTTTTCTTTTAAAAGTTGTTTGGTGTGTGAAGATTATAGGGATATCGTATTGGATTGCTCTGATGATGATATTACAAGCATGATGAGTGCAGTTAGTCTTTTTAGTCGTTTTGATATCTGTGAGTTCTTCAAAATTCCTTCATACAAAATTGAGGAAGATGGAACTATACATGAAAGAACTTTTGCAGACAAGGAGATGGATAAGGCTTCAAATAGTGTGATGATTGATGATGTTCGTTCTACTATGATTCATGTTAACAGGAAGATTCATTCTTTGGTTGACTACATAAAAAGCATTGACGAGGATAAATTTGATGAGAGCGTTGTGACAAAGATAGAAAGGGATGTATTTGAAATACTTTATTTGAAATTCGGAAACAATTAAATCATAATATTAATTATCTTTGTGGTGATTTTGGCACCGTTGAAGATCCTTAAAACAACATTTGTCTTATGGACTGTTGTTTGTATTTTAATTCTTTTCATAATTTAAAAGGGATAGGGGTGGTATAGTCCTTTCCATTTATGCTATTCCACCCCTTATTTACTAAACGTATGAGAAAAAAAGAGCTTCTTAAAAAGTTGAGAGAGTATCAGTCTTGGCGGAAAGGTGCTGATATCCCTATGATGTCACCATCCGAAGTAACTAGGATGATTGATTCCGCAATAACAGTGATAGAAAAGTCTGATACAAGCAAGGCGAATGCTGTGCTGCTCAAAAAAGAAGTGATAGACAAACTTAACATCACTGTTGGTGCTATAATTTTGGACGGATATGACGAGTTTGATTCCTGTGTAAAATATGTTAATGATTTAATACGTGAGTTAGATGAAGATTAATTTGTTTGTAAACGGAAATTTGGTGTGCGACCGAAGCGAAGCGAGGGAGCACAGGGGCAGTCTAGCTGCACAGGGGCAGTCGAAGTTATAACACTATGTGGTGAGGAGCTTCCTAGTGATTATGACATTTCTGATGCTGTTATAATTGATGGCGATATTCATTGTCGTAGTATCAGTTGTAATGGCGTTGTTGTTTGTAAAGGTTCTTATACCGTTATAGAGGAAGGGGGTGATTATGGGTCACTCTAACGGTAAAATCACCGCACCTGTCGGATTGGATAGTGATGTATATCCTACCCTTGGTATCGGTCCTACTAGTGATGGTTATGATTTAGGGTATGCTTGTCTTAGCGAAAAAATTAATATGTGGAGTTATATAAAACCCAAAGAAGCGTCTAGCCCTTCATTTGACAATGCTAGTTTACCTGGTATAATTTATGATTCTGTAAATAAGAAATTAGTATATGATAGACCTAAAACATGGGCCAGGCTTACTGATTTTGATGGATACGATCATGGGGCTAAACCTCTTACAATAGATAAAGATATTCTAACTAATCCTGTAGATGCTACAAAAACAACGTTTGTACTTACAATTTCACCATATTGGGCTGATTCTAGGTATAATTGGGGTAAAATACTTGGGGGATTTACTTGGTCTAATATGAAGATAAAGGTGGAAGTATATAATCAATTAAAGAAGTTGGTGGATTCTGGAGTTTTCGTTGTAAGTAGTATTGATAGTACAGGAAAAATTTCAATTACCCTTAATCGCAATAATCTCATATCTATGGGGGATACATATATTTATATTAAGGGTTATTTTTGTGATTACAGTGGAAATGTATTATGCTTAATCCCTACTACATCTGACGGATTTATTCGTAAGCCTATAGTGGTTACACAAAGTCTTTCTATTACACTTGGAGATACAACAGCCAACGCTTCTGGATTCTCTGTTTACGGACAGTTGACAAATGGCTCTACTTCTTCTAAATGCAGATTGAACATTACAAATAACACTTCTAGTGATTACGTTGCTTCATCCGGCAGACCATACGCTAGATATAGATGGAGGGCGAAAGATGGATCTTATACAGGTCAATGGTCAGGTAATATATTGATGCCTTCGTGCACAAATATTCCTAAATCATTTACTCGTAATGATGTGGTTGATGCTGGAAATCCCCCGTCTTATGGCAATGTTACTCAATGGTATGTTGATTATCAAGTTATTATGTATTAAACACCGGATATAATATACACAAGCAATGGGCATGGAACGGCAGCTTAGGTCTGTCTGTGTGTATTCTGTATTGCTCATCAATGCAGAACTGACATGGGTTCTTAGATGTTACTGCTGTTCTCCATCCCTTGAAATTTGGAATGTTTTTCCATGAGTTGTAATTTGCTTCATTGAAAATACCTAAAATCATCTGCTGTTCTATAACATACAACTGGCTTATACCGTTTGTAGCATATCCTCTACCATAGTGTTTCTGTTTGCTTGGCGGAATAAATGATACGTTGTATGGTGATGATATGTTATTCCATATCTTTTTTTGAACCTCATCTGTTATTTTCTCTATATTGTTCGTTTTTATGGACAGTAATGTATTGGCAAGATACACTTCAACAACAGCTCGGAATCTGTTTGTATTTGTGTTTATTCTCTGCTTTGTCGTTTCTCCACCGTATGTTCTTTCCATATATTCCTTAATGCCGTTGTCCGTCATTGAAATATACTCCCATCCAAGATCATCGTTTAGTTCTAGTGACAGTTTATTGCTTTCCAGTACATATTGGTATATGTCGTTATATATATCCTCACGGAACTTTTTGGTCAGTTCCATCACTTTTTCTTTTTGGATATCCGATAGTTTTGATATTGACTTGAACGATTTAGCCCCTGCCAAAAGGAATATGGCTAGAAGGTCTTTAGAGAACTTCTCCGCACGTTCTTTGGTTGACGATTTGATACCGTTCGCAAGTCTTTTTACTTGGAAGTAATAGTCTGCAATCTTAGATATTTCTTCTTTGTTGATCATTGGCTTCTACTCTTTCTGTTATACCGTTTGCTACCATGTTTATCATCAAACTCTTGAAATCGCTTTGACTGTACACCTTTTGTCCAATTGATGCTAGAGTTTGAAAGATTACAATTTGATTCTCATACAAAACCTTTTGGTTCTGTATGATAGCGTCAAGTTTCGATAATATTTCTCTTTCGTTGTCCATAGTGCAAAGGTATGTATTAGACTTCAATTTACCATACAAATTGTTTTATTTCATTGGGTGTCATTGTATGTTTATATGTAATGTAACAAAAAAAAGGCAACAGTAAAGATTCACATCTGTCTGCTGCCAAAGTAAAAACATCGTAATGGTTTCATTTAGATAGTGCAAAGTAACAGAAAATATGGTATGGTATTAATGTACATTTTCACACACATTTTAGAACGTTAATCCGTTCGGGGCGATACCAACGCCCACTATCGGCTATCATAAATGAATTACCGAATACTTTATAATGGTGTTCATTTGTTCCTTAATGCCCATCTAAATATCAACTAGCCTAATTATTACATTGCAAATATAATACTTTTTTGTATATTTGCAATGTATAACTAAACAAAATATCATGGAACTATTAGTAGAAAGAAAATGGTGTAAGCCTGATTATACTATAGGACGTTTGTATATTGATGGTGAGTTTTTCAGTAATACGCTTGAAGATCGAATCGTTGACGTGAATAAGAACGGAGTGTTTGATGGAAACGAGAAGAAGGTTTATGGAGAATCTGCCATACCTTATGGAAGATACCAGGTTATATACAACTGGTCACCAAAATTCGGACGTAATATGCCAAGACTATTGAATGTGCCTCATTTTGAGGGTATTCTTTTTCACTCTGGGAATACAGCAAAGGATTCTGCCGGGTGTATCCTTGTAGGTAACAATACATCAAAAGGCAGACTTACCGAATCACGCTATACTTCTGACAAGTTGAACAAATTGATTGACGATGCGATAAAGCGTGGCGAACAGGTTTGGGTTACGATAAAGTAGTGTGTCGTCTCATCAACCATGTGTTGAAGGAGTTACGGGAGCGATGTTTTTGTCGCTCCTTGCTTTTATAAAATGGAGATATGAAAGAATTAACCAGTTTAGATTACTGTAAATTGATAGCGTGGCTTATATATCATAAGTATAATGTCATTTTGAATAAAATCCAGATGCAAAATATTTTATTCATATGCTATGAACAATATTTAGTTAGTCATAATTCCCCATTGTTTAATGATGATGTTCCTAAAGAATGTCTTTTTGGTCATGTTTTCCCTAGATCTTATAAAAGATATTCATATAGAGTTATAGAAGAACTAACTGTATCAGAAAAAGAACGTTTTTTGAAAGATAAAGATACGCTTAGAATGATTACAAGAGTAGTTGAGTATTATCATGATTGTTTTTTCCCGTTGTTAATTCCTTCTGAAAAAGAAAATATGCTATGGAAACTTTCTAATTTCTTCTGTAAATTGAACAAAGAGGGTTGGGATGGTTGCAATACTTTTCCCATAGAACGAGATTCATACTTAAATGCCCGTAAAATAGTAATAAATACTCCTGATTCAATCCTTCGGTTGTGGAATGTGTTTCCATCACCTAACGGCACTATTTCCTTTGAGTTCAAAGAACGAAAGATTGCGACAATGAGTGTCGGAAACAAAGACTTCTCGTATGTTGCCATGAAAGAATCAGGGGATTGTATAATGGAACATAGGGATTTTAATATAGATAAAGCGGTTGATGCTCTCATTGTTATGAGCAACCTATTTGGCTATTTTACTTAGACTTTTAATGTTGTACAATTATTTCGTTTCATTTCCATACTTAGCGCAAAAATACACCTGTATTACTTTTTCGTCTATGTATTGATAAACTGTGGTTACATCCCACGGACCATTTTCAATATGCGTTCTTTTGTTTAAGGTAAACGGGTTCACTTTCGCTAATGGGATAAATCTGTCTAAGAAGTCACATAGTTCTTTATCTTTTCCTATTTTTACAATATCATCATTAGTTTCTCCCGAAATGGATGTTATAGGACCTGCTCCATATTTTTTGAAACAATCATACGTATTTTTTTCTACTGGACCCCATTGCCATGCCAAAAATGAATCTTTGATTAATGGTTCATGCCTTATTGCATAAGAAAATCCATGAGCAAAGTAAATCATGTTCAGAATAGACATATTTGTCACGGGTATGTTTTGCTCTATGCACTTTTTTACGAAATAGTCTGCAATAGATAATCCTTTGTATTTTTGGTGGTATTCCATAGCTGTTTTTCCAAATTAAATGATATAAATTTTGATACAATTAATACCATAACGATTTGTAATGGTGTTCACTTGTTCCTTAATACCCTTTTTAATTATGGCGATTTCGCCATAATTAAAAAGGGTAGGTATTAGGCAAGGGTATTACTTCCGTAACACCCTTGTTTTTCACATTAATCCAAGCGCCATTCCTACTGCTCCCCAGAATACATCTCTCCATTCGGGCACTCCTTGTCTAAGCCACTTATCGTATATTATTTCTTTTCCCACAAGAATAAACAAGGTTAGTGCTATTGCTGTCCATGCGGAGAAAAACCATTGCGCCATGCTTACTACAAGTATTCCTGCAATGAGGTGCTCCATTCCGTCAACTCTCAAATTGTTAAGGCAAATATAGTCTAATGCCCTTCTTATTTTTCTTAGTAAGTTTGTAAATTTTCCCATAGTTTAGCTGTTATCGTTGTTATCGTTGTTATCGTTGTTATCGTTGTTATCGTTGTTATCGTTGTTATCGTTGTTTTCATTGTTTTCTTCTATCACCCTAGCTTCCATATCGTTTAATCTTCTGTCTTGTTCGTCCATTCTATCATCTTCATTATTTGCAGCGAAATCGCATTCCTCTCTTGCTGTCTGCAATGATATTATTCGGGCGTTTACAAGCTGAACGATTGTGTTGTTCCATTCAGAGAAATCTATGTACGAGTATGGCTCTATGGTAGCGTTTATTCTTAGAGCGTTATAACCTGTTGCGTCACCTTCCATTACTCCTACATAGTATTTGAATATATTGGCCATGTCATTTATGGCTGTATTCATCATTTGTGCATCACTTCTCGCCCATTCCATTTCCGGCTCGTAATACATTGCCGTTGTTCCAGTAGGTCTGTCACCTGATGATGATTGCATTGGCGGAACAACACCGCTTCCGTCAAGTATCCCGTTGTATATGTTATCTATTTCGGTGAACAGTGAGTTTGAAGCGTCCATCTTACCCATGAACTGTGCATCATCTTCTGCTCCTACACGTAAAATGGAAGTTCCTCCCAATCCGTTTCTTTGAATGTTTATTCTTCCGTTAGTCTTGATAAGTAGCATTTGGAATGCCTGTCGTGTGTTGTATTCTCCTATCATTGACATTAAGAACTCGAAATCGTCTATCAAGTCCTGTACTGCCCCCCAAAATGGAAGTTCAAGCCGTAGATATACCACAGGTATAAATCCAAGGTTATGGAATTGATGCAGTTGTATGATATTTCCGTTTTCGTCAATATCCGTTGCTATATCTCCGTTGGAATCAAGCGTGTAAAACTCATCTTTAGTCCATACATCGACAAGTGTGTCTGTATGTTCTTCTCCGTCAGCCGATATGTATGTGGTTGTATATTCCCTTGCGAAAGCTATTCTTTCCCCTCTTCTGTTTTTATGTTCATACAGTATATCTCCTTTTGAGTAGCTGAAAGACCTGTATTTTATCTCGTCCTTATCCTTATATATATATATGGCAGCATCTCCTACCTTTCCGGCTTCGCTTATAAGTTCAAACTTGGCTGTTTCCATGAGAGAATCAGTCCAGTATTCCTTGTATGTTGTCAGCTTATCCCTGTTCTGCTGGTTTGACGCGCTTTTCTTTATCTGAAATTTAAGAGGATTGGTACACAGGTGTGATACCCTTTTCTTGTGTATCATCCTTTGAAGAGGAAATGCTCGTCTTTGCAGTACATAGGGAGTTGATGCCAATTTCTTTTTTCTTTTCTGAGCACCTACATTCGCGCTTTCATCATCCGATGATGTGGCATCCTCGTCTGACGGGATACTGTCTTTCCAGTCGGGTCTGTTGTGTATATAATGCCCTGATGTATCCCATTGCGCTAGGAAATCATCTTGTGACATATATTTGTATATCAAAGTGGAGCGTCTTGGCTTTTTCTTTGTTCCTCCACCTCTCCCATCGTCACATCTTGACGGAAGTGCCACTTTGAACGGTTCTTTTCGTAATAAAACGTCTAATTTTAAAATTTCCATAGGTAATTATAAATATTTTAATTCATCCATTATATCGTTAGGTATGTCAATCATTACATCGCATATATCAAAATATGTCCTGTATAAAAATGTTCCTTCTATCAAGTCGGGTGAGCATCCTACAATCTTTTTTGCTTCCTGCTTTTTCAGAAGTCTTAGTTTCCCGTTTTCCCTTTCCACGTCACGTCTTATTGCTCTTCTCTGGTCCATCAACGCTTCCCGTATTGTTTTGTTTACATACGGTTTGTCGAGAAGTTCCGGGTTTATACTGAATCCGCAATATCCTAGGTTTGTTCCTTTTATACGTGTTACCATTTCATCGGCAAGCTGTGCCCTTAGATCGAAATAGAATCTTACAGGTTGATCATCCTTGCTTTTGTCTAGTCTTTTCGGAACACCTCTAAGTATTGCCAGGCTTTCGGGAAATGCGTCACGGAATGTAGGTGCTCCAAGACCGTCAAATGCCAGTCTGTTTTCACCGATTCCCCATTTCCGTAGATTGTTTCTTACCCATCGGTTCAAATCCCTAGGCTTTAATGTGTTTGACCATTCAAGGTCTTGTAAGTGGTGTCCTATGAAGTGCCCCATTACACAAACGTCACCAAGACCGTATGCTATATCTAGTGTCGCACATTCAAAGTAATCGTCAAATACGGGCTGTGATGAGAACATTTCCTCCATTTCGTCACGGGTTATCCACTCGTTTCCCCCTTTTATCAGCTTCCATGAACCTAATGCGTTTATGGATACTTCCTGTGCTGTTCCTCCAAGGTTTTTCTGATAGTCGGGATTGGAAGCCATAAGTATCTTGTTATCTTCCAGCCCGGAAGCTATAAAGGTTATGCTCTTGATGTATCTTTTACAGTTTGTTTCGTCAATTTTGGTATTTTTACCGAATCTTGCGATGATATAATCTTTTGCCTGAGCAAATACTTCTTGTGGGCTGTCACCCCATGCTGTTTCATGTATAGTATCTCCATATTGAAAGAAATATCTTACTTTACCTGAACGTTCTGGTATAGCTATCCCATCATCATCTACCCACCATGATACCAATTCTCTCCAATAGTCACTATACGGGTTTGGATTACAAGCTCCTGAGAAACTTGTCCTAAGTCCAGAGGAGGAACGCAATACTGTTTGAAGATAGTTTACAATCGGTTCTGTAGCCTGTGAGCATTCGTCTACAACTACTTTAACAACATTACCTCCTTGTTGTCTATCTTTAAAATCATTTATACCCTTTTCTCCTGATATGCATGCATCTCCGAAATAATCGTATCGTATTTCTCCACCTGCATCCAATCTTGAAAGACGTTTAGAGTCTATATATTCTCCATAAGGTTCAACCATTTTTGAAACCACTTTCAAGATACCATCCGCTTTTTCTGCGGATGTCTTGTCTTTACGGAAAACAAGTGCGGAAAATGACGGGTGGTTGCATGAACTCAGTATATCCATCCCAAGGCATACGGATTTTCCTCCCCCACGATTCCCGTGAAGTATCTTTATCCCTGCCCTGTTTCTTAGAAATGCCTCCTGTGAACCTTTCTGTGGGGCAAGCATATTTACCTTGTATCCCTTGCTTCTTCTGTCCTCTATATATCTTTGGACGAAATCAAGGCTTTTATATGGTATGATTCCCCTTTTGCCATATCGTTTCAGCGATTTGACAACATCCTTAGTCTTTAATCCTCGGTATTTTAAATCAATTTCTTCCATTGCAGTATAATGATTTGCAAATATAATATTTTTTTAAATATTTTTTTTGCTTATACACATTTTTTAACTACATTTGCATCGGTAAGAGGTACTTACTGTGCGCAAAGGTCTTGTGCATGAATCACATAAAAAATAAATAGTATATGGATGAAAATGTAAAAGTCATTTTTGAAGGTATCAAGAATGCGTTGGGAGAAAGTAGCTCCGTTATTACAGATCGTACAATCGAACAGACAATTAATGAGTTCTCAGCGTTCGCACCGCAGGAAAATGCGGAAAAGTTCTGGAATGAAAGTGTTGTGAATCATTTAAAGAACACAGTGGCAGGTCAGGTAAGAGCGTTTGCGTCTGATAAGCGCAAAGAGTGGGATACAATCAAGGAACAGGAAATATCCAACTTGAAAAAGGAATGGGAAAAATCACATCCTGCACCACAACCTACACCAGCACCTCAGCCACAACCGACACCAACACCAACACCAACACCAGCACCCGAACCAAAACCGTTTGAGTTGCCCGATGATGTTAAGGCTAAACTTGAAGAGTTTGAAAAGTTCAAGAAAGAGTTTGAAGCTAAAGAGCAGGAGGAAAAGCAGAAGCAGATTGTAACTGAAAAGCGCAAGAAGCTGTCTGATTTGATTAAACGCCCAGAAGCGGGTATGCCTAACGAGTTGTTGCGCAACATCATTTTTGAGAACATTCAGATTTCGCCCGAAGAGGAAGATACAAGCATTCTTCTGAAAATACAGGGAAAGTACAATGAAACGTGTACTAAATACACAAAGGATGGCATTAATCCTTTCATCTCTGACAAGGGTGGTTCTAGCGATGTAAAGTCATTCATAGATAGAAAGAGAGAAGAAGATAAGGCTAACAAGGAAAACAACATTGTCAGCCGATATTACAGTAAAATTAACAAATAGTTTTTTTAATTATGAAAGCAGGAGTTCTTGCAACAAGTTATAGTAAGATTGGTGGCGCAAGACATATCTTTTCTAATGATACGTCTTTGCACGTACTGTTGGTAGGATGTAACGTTTCAGTAGAACGTATGCCTACAGTTGGGAACAAACTTCCGGCTGGTACCATGATTAAATGTGATTCCTCAAAGCAGAATGGCGGTGACATTCACTATTCATTCAGAATGTACGAGAAATCGGATTCTGGTGCTACGGTAAAAGTTGAAAAAATCATGGGTAATACAGTTGCCAAGGTTGGCATGGTTGTCGGTAAAGCACCTACTACTGCCGCAGGTACTACAACTGGTTATACCATTAACGCTATTGATTCGTCTCATGACGAATATGACATCCTTACATTGTCCGCGGATGCAGGTAAATTGGAATTGACCGATATTTTGGTTGAAGTTACACAGGCTGGTGCTAGCGCAAAATTCAAGGTTATTCCTAATGCTATCCTGCCTTATGATGTTGACACCATTCCCGGTGCCACTCTCTATCCTTTCAACGGTGCATGGATGGTGACAAGTGAGATTTTGGAAAAACGCATTCCGCCCGTAGCTTCGGCAATCAAAAAGGCGATGAAGGATGATGAATCATATCCTTGCGTTTTCCGTTACACATTGTATAACTAATTAAATTTTTTCGTTTTATGCAAAGATCGACATTTAGTTTCTATGATTGGCATTTCTCTGGGGAGATGCAGGAACTTATGGATTATGCCAATCAGAAATTTGATAACGAAAACTGGAGAAGCTACGGAGATTGGGATGTTCCTCAGATGAGTAAATCATGGAATGTCATGGTTGACGAATACACACAGGCTACCCGTCCTGTAATGCTGGCTCCTTTGGCTGAAAAGCCTATTATGGACACTACTGGATTTGAATGGTATTCGGGACGTATTCCGAAGATGGGTCACGCCATTCAGTTTATGGAAACCGATATTCAGGAGTTCTATGAACTTGACATTCCGCAAGGTGCATTGCTTGACAAGATCCGTGAGAAGTGGTTCACAAAGATGGAAGCGTGTATCCAAGGCTTCCATACCGAGTTGAACTGTATGACTTATCAGGCTCTTTCTACAGGTATGCTTAACTATACAGCCAGTGGTACTAACTCAATTCCTGTTCAGATCGACTATCGTGTTCCTGCAAAACATAAGTTGAAAGCGTTAAAACAGAAATGGTTTAGCGATACAGACTGGACACCGAACGAGAACGCTGATCCTATTAAAGACCTTCAAAGAATGTGCAAGATTGCCGACAATGACAGTGTGCCATACGATCATTTTGAAATGTCAAAGGATTTGTATGATAATTTCTTGATGCACCCGAAAGTGACAGCAGCAGTACAGGCACGTCTTGTTCCTGCCGCAGCATCTACTACAATCTATCCTATGAACAATCAGGAAATTGTTGATGTGCTGATGAAGGTATTCTCTATTCCTGTAATTATTCCTGTTGATGAGAAATCAAAATGGAACAAACTCGGTGTGATTGAGGAAGCCAAACCGTCTTTTGAGAAAAACACTGTTGTTCTTGTTCAGAGCGGTCAGTTCTTCCGTATCAAGAACTCACCGTCAATGTATTTGCAGGATACCAACCCGGCTGTACAGATTTCCTCTTTGGAAGGCGGACGTATCGCATTTTTGCATCAGTATTCTTCTGAACCGTATGCAGAAAAGAGTTCAGGTGAATTGTGGGCGTGTCCTGTGATGAAGAATCCTAACAACCTTATCATCATGAAGGTTGACGAACAGTCAAATACAGGATTGTAAAAAGTTGAACCATGAAAGTCATTATTGATATAAATGGAGAAGGCACAGCAAAGGGCGCAGGGGAGTATTTCATTGGAGATACTCTCACGCTCCAAGCTATTCCCGAAGAAAGTGTGGAGTTCGGATATTGGCTTATTGCTGACAATGAAACATTGAAGCCGGAAGATAGGCTGAAAGTTTCAGATAATCCGTACACTATTCAGGTTACACCTCAGATAACAGCAAAGGGTAACATGAAGGTGGAAGCATATTTTTATATGTCTATGCGTGAATATCTGAAAGCACAGATTGACTATGAGTTGAAAAACACATCGTATATCAGTGTTGCCCAGAAATGGGGATTCCGTTTGTCTGATGACAGCCGTGAAACGTCTGAAATGAAGAAGGATCTGGCTTATGCCGATTTGTTGCTCATTGTTTGTACTGCTCCTTCAACCATACAGGGAAAGACGAAAAAGGCAGGTAATTGGTCAATTACTGACACAAGCAAGACTATTTCTATCAATGACAAGAAAAGATTGGAGCAACGCGCAAAGGATTTATACGCCAAATGGGGTTTGAATTTGGATGTTGGAACAGATGTTGAAATAACTAGATTAAGATGGTAGTATGGGAAAGAGTATTTTAGGTGAGGATATGTTTCCTGATATGGTTAGAATTTACCAGAACAAGAACAGTTCGGATAAATATCAGACTACCCCATATTGGGAGATGATATACGAAGGAAGGGCAAACATACAGGAAAAGGACACAGGTTCGGAAACGAATGATGTTGACAAATCCGAATATGCCGCCTACCTAGAAGATAACGATGTAACCATACCTTCCGGGTGTCTGTTGGATTGGCAGAATTTCAACCATCCGTTTTCGGACAACAGCAATAGTTGGCGTGAGATAAAGAAACCTCCATTTAACAATATGGAATTTGGTACGGTGATATACTTTAACCAAATAGAAAACTAGAATACTATGACAATCAATTGGACGGAAATAATACTTGCTTTGTTGGGTACAAATGGCATAACCCTTCTAACTTCAATGTTAATGTTTAAGCAGAAGAAGGAAAAGATGGAAACTGAAATTGATTCTTCTACCTTGGACAATCTTGAAAAGGGGTTTGCTATTCAGGGTGCTCAGTTGAAGAAGGCGCAAGAGGAAATTTTGAGTTATCAGCAATCTCTCCACGATGCTTATCAGAAGATACAGGAGCTTTACAATGAACTGAATGATATTAAAACAGAACTGAAATGCGCTAAAGATGATCGAGATTTGCTAAAAAAGCAGATTGAGAAACTGAGTAAACCAGTAACAAGAAAAACAAGTACAAAAAATGCAGGCAAATAACAACGATAAAGTATTGAAAGAGTTTGGTAGTAATGTCCAGCTTGCCTTGGATGCTTCTATCATGCAGTTCATGGAAGATATCGCCACGAATATCATGGATGATATAAAAGACTTGGAGGGCTTTACCAACCAAACTTTCAATCTTGAAGATAGTTATGGATGTGGCATTTACAAAGATGGGGTCCTAAAGAAGATTGTGTGGGCAAATGCAACGAAAGTTGCAAATGAGCCTAGGAAACGTAACAATGTCGAGTATTGGGGGCGTGAACTTGCCGAAGATTTCTTCAACAGTTATAAATCCGATGGTTCTGAAAAATATGAACTGGTTGTCGCTGCTGTCATGTATTATGCCAAGTATGTTGAGAACTATCACCTGTTGAACGTTCTTTCAGATTCTTGGATTAAGACAAAGACAGATTTAAAAGGGGGTAAATATACTGTGGTTTTTAAGAAAATTGCAGCTAATATGTTAAACAAATATTTTAAGTGAAGTTATGGGCTACTTTAATCCTTCAACAATAAATACCACCTTGTACAATATTGTATTGGACAAGAAGATTGCTGACGATGTATATAAGGTGCAGCGTCCTGCAAGTGTTGATGATAAGGTAACTAGTTTTATTGTCGTAAACAACAATACAAGAATTGTCAGCAATACCGAGAGCGGCCCTTACGGTCACTTCGGGAAAGGCGAAACAATGGCTACGGTTACTCTGTTTGTAAGGGCATTGCCCGGGAACGTATATCCGTCTGTCATGGATGCGTTGAGTGAGAAAATGGTAGAACTGTTCCCGCAAAAGACTGTGCAGCTTCATTTCGAGATATTTAATGTTTTACCACCGATGTTTGACGGGGTTGGGTTCTATTATATGTCCGTCCTGTTGAATGTTGATATTTCAAAGGATTAGCCGCATGAAAAACGTGAGAAAAAACAGTGGAGGCGCATCGGCAGATACGTTTTCATCAATTAGTAATAATTTTTTAAATACAGAAAATAGAATGGCACGAGTAAATTTAGACACTAGCCCTGCTTACTTGAACGGGCAGTCGGCTGCTTTGACATTTGATGCGATTGAAATCACCGATAGTACTCAATATTCAAGTTTTAAGAATCCGAAGATTCTTCCCAATATTGAATCTGGTACTACGGAATCTTCTGGTACTGACGCTGACACTTCTGAAACAAAGAACGAGCAGGGTGCTACCGTATTCCAGAATATCACACCGGGTACTATGGCATTTACCTTTACAGGTATGTCTACATCAAAAGCTGCTTTCGCTTTCTTTACGCAAGGAAATGAAGCAAAGGCTGAGTTGGAATTGGATAGTTTGACTGACACTGCGGATGTTTTCGGCAAGGGAGCTTCTCAGAAACTGAAAGCGTTTGGTGTAAGCTCATTCAAGCAGTTTGTACGTCCTATCGGTATTATCAACGGTACTGGTGACCGTATGATCTTCTTCCCGAAGGCATCATGGGCTGTCAGCTTCACAGGTGCTCCAAGTAACGCAGGATACCTTGGTTTCTCCGTTACTGTAACAGCATTGGAAGTTAATACTCAGTATCTGAAAACCATGATGGTTCTCGAACTTGACAATTCAAGTTCTATTGGTTGATACAGATGAGTTATAAATTAGCCGGGCATTTCTGTCCGGCTTTTATTGTTTTTTAACTGTTACTTTTTTATTGGTATTAACTTTTATTGTATTTTTGCCATAAAAAGAAACATAATGAATGATAAGGAATTATCTGAAAAATTGAAGCAAAAGGCTATAAGCCTTGGACTGTGTAAAGAGTGGACAAATGGATGGGGTGAACCTGATAAATATGAATTATGTGAAAAGTATATCAGAGGCATTGATTTTTGTCTATTAAACAGATACCCGTCAAATGAAATAATCAAGAAGGAATTTGCAGGAGTTAGGGAGAAGTTTAATATTTTCGTGGATGATACCAACCTTTTCATAAGCAATCCTAAATGGTCTATTTTTAACGGCTCGTGTGATTGTGTTGTCACATTTGTCAATTTCGGTATAGGAGAAATGTATGTCAAGGATAACAGCCGTGTAAGTCTTGTTGCGCTTGATAACAGCATAGTTCATGTTTCTTTGATTGACGATGCCAAACTTGATATTGTATCGTCTAAATATACAAGGGTGTTCGTTTATACAAATACTCCAAAGAACATATCAAAGGTAGATGTGAAAGGAAAATTAATGATTAAACCGTTCAAGTTAGTTTAAGAAAAATGGGAATATTCAACTGGAAACAACCTGACTTAGATGATCAGATAAAGATGCAGAAGTTTGCCACTCATAAATACAAAGAGGTTATGGTTGGCAATAAGAAATTCAAGGTGCGTGGTCTTAGACTGGGTGCATACGATTATATTGTAGACAAGCTGTTGATACGTGATATTATCAACCCCGATACAGCGAAAAAGGAAATGATTGCAATTATGAAAAATGATGCGTCTATTCCGTACAAAGTTGCAGCGGCAGGAGTGTTGAACAACTATTGGTTTTTTGAGATAATTCCTTTTGCAAGACGTATATACGCTTGGTGGTTAAGCAGGCACTATGACCATAAGGAACTAACTCCGTTGATAGAAGCCATCGTGGAGGGGGCTAATGTAAGTGATTTTTTTACAAATACAATCCGTTTAGCGTTCTTGATAGATACGACAGCGACACTAAGCAAGAAGGATGCCATGAAATTATCTCTCGATGCAAAATCGGCTCACGAGGATCTATCCAAAAAGATTTCCCCCAATTCAGAGGAGATTTAAGGCTATTCGGAGGATTGATGATAATTAAGGACTGGGCTTTGCTATGGAAATATTCATGGAGTTATATACAGGCAGTAATAATGGACCAGCCTAAACTTGATTATCATTTTGAAGAGAAAGTTAAGTTGTATAAGGCTTCTCTTACAGAAGATTTATATGAGGAAGCTAACAAGGATGCAAGTGGCTTTATATATAGATTCAAAGAATCTAAACCTAAAGAAGAGCATCCCGATATATTACTAAAAGACATTTTGCGATGATAACAAAATACGATCCTAAAATATATCCCCTTAAACTGTATGTTGCAGTGGGGGATGATCAATGGGGAAAAATATATAGAAAATTCACCAAACTTAATCATGACCCGATAGATACATCCAAAGATGAAATTAAGAGCTGTAATGGCATGACTATTTTTGTAAGGGAAAAAAGTACAAACCATTTAGGTGTACTTATTTGTTTATCCAACGATGGTATAGGGGTGAGAACTGTTGCTCATGAATCTGTTCATTATGTTTGTAATGTATTTGGGTATTGTGATATTTCTATGGGATATGAAAATGGGCAGGATGAGCACTTTGCATACCTTTTAGGTTGGTGTGTTGAGTGTGTAATGGATAGTGTTGCGAAATATTTAAAAAACAATAAACATTAACTACCCACAGGCTAAATAACTGTAGGTGTTGATTAGACTAAGCACTTCGGGTGCTACGTTAGGAGAGAATATATAGTTACCAAGGGGTGCTTGCTCAAGCCCCTTGCTCTAAGGTCAGTGATTAAACAATTCTGTGGGGTAGGAATAGTGTTACTGACGGTAAACCTCTCCATAACATTGTCGATGAGCATTTAACGGAGAAATCCGACTTATAGTAAATTAAAAACTAATGGTTTACGTAATTAACAAACAAGGACAGGCACTTATGCCAACCGAAAGGTTTGGTAAGGTTAGAAGGCTGTTAAAAAACAGTCTAGCCCATGTTGTGTGCCGTATTCCGTTCACAATTCAATTGGATTATGACACAACAGATTATACGCAGCCCGTAAGTTTGGGTGTAGATGCTGGTAGCAAGCATATCGGCATTTCAGCAACAACAAGTGAGAAGGAAATGTATGCAGCAGATGTGGAATTGAGAAACGATATTGTGGATAAGTTATCTACTCGTAGGGAACAAAGAAGAACTCGTAGGAGTAGGCTTCGTTATCGCAAGGCTCGTTTCAATAACAGGGTATCTTCCAAGCGTAAAGGTTGGCTGGCACCATCTGTTGAAAACAAAATCCAAACTCATTTGACTGTTGTTGAGAAAATACATAAGTTCCTACCGATAACTAATATCGTAGTTGAAACGGCTTCCTTTGATATACAGAAGATTAATAATCCAAGTATATCTGGCAGTGAATACCAACAAGGAGAACAACTTGATTTCTTCAATGTGCGTGAATACGTACTATTTAGAGATAATCATATTTGCCAACATTGTAAGGGTAAGAGTAAAGATAAAGTTTTGAATGTGCATCACATAGAGAGCAGAAAGACTGGAGGTGATAGCCCAAACAACTTGATTACCCTTTGCGAAACTTGCCATAAGGCATATCATAGAGGTGAGTTTAAATTAAATATAAAGCGTGGAAAGTCATTTAGAGATGCTGTCTTTATGGGGATTATGAGATGGGGTTTCTATGATAGGCTAAAGAATATCTATCCTAATGTAAGTATGACTTTTGGCTATATCACGAAAAATGCCCGTATCACTAACAATCTTCCTAAAGAGCATTATGTTGATGCAAGGTGTATCAGTGGTAATCCTACTGCCAAACCTCTTGGATATTATTTCTATCAAAAGAAAGTAAGATGCCAAAATAGACAAATACACAAAGCTAATTTCTTGAAAGGTGGCAGAAAGAAACTCAATCAAGCACCATTCTTAGTAAAAGGTTTTAGATTGTTTGATTTGGTTGAATACCAAAAAGAGTTGTATTACATTTTTGGAAGAAGAAGTAATGGCTCCTTTGATATTAGGAAATTGGATGGAACAAAAGTAAACAAAGGATCTATCAATTGCAAGTATTTGCGATTGATATCTACAAGGAAAAGTATATTAACTGAAAAGCGAACGCAAGTAAATTTATGAAGATTAGTTTGTTTGTAAACGGAAATTTGGTGTGCGACCGAAGCGAAGCGAGGGAGCACAGAGGGGCTTTATGAGATAATAGCCTTAGATGGTAGTGATATACCAGAAGAGTTTGATTTGTCACAAGCTGTCATTATTGATGGTGATGTACGTGTGACGGGTAGTTTGACAATGGGCGGCAATATCGTATGCAATAAATGGCATTTATAACAAATTAAACACTATTTAACAAAATTAGTATCACCCTTGGTAGAAGGGGTTGAGGACGTGGAGTGGTCGGCAGTAGTCGGGGCAGTGAAACGTCAATATGTATGTGTATAAACGTATATAATTACCTAAGCCCGAAAGTTACACGAACTTTCTGGCTATTTTGTAACCTGAAAACAATATGAAACCGATACCTATGTATCCAAGATTGATTAGTATTTTTTGCCATTTAGACAATTCCTTTTCTACCTTTACTTCTACAATTTTTTCTACGGTTATTATCGAATCTTTCGTCACTACCGTTTCTTTTTCCAAAGATGGAATACTGTCTTGTAGAAAGTCTTTCTTGTTTTTCAAACTATGAAAAAGCCTGCCATCCGACATTATTTTAGCGTCTGATACGGCTAATGATGTTTCCAAGTGTGAACTATCTTCAAATGTTGTATGTTGTATGTGTTCTGTTGGAAGAGTTATTATTTTTGATTGCCATACTATTCTTTCCGTTACTGTCGTGTTGTGATCTACTATAGTTGTATTTGTCGAAGATGGAAGTAGCTTGCGTGAACAAGAACACGACAGTAACAAAAAAAATAGCAATATAGAAAACGGCTTATTCATAAATTTACTAGTATTCGCTTTTCAATTATATTGTTTTTCCACAGGTAATTATATACGTTTATACACGTACATATTGACGTTTCACCGTCCCGACTACTGTCGACCACTCCACGTCCCCAACCCCTTCTACCAAGGGTGATACTAATTTAGTTTAATAGTATTTAATTAGTTATAAATGCCATAATACATTTATCTTTTTGCAAAGATAACATAATCGTTTTTAAGTACCATTTTAAATATGTTAAAAAATACTAATGGATTTTTGTTTGTTGTAAATCATGTTCTTGTGCTTATTTTTGCTATTTTTGCAATAATTAAAAAACAATAACTATGGCTGATGTTGATTTAGGAGCATTAAAGTTTAAGATTGGGCTAGATGATTCTAGTCTTGACAAACAGATAAAAGATATACAGAAGAAGCTACAGGATGCCTTTAACCAGGAGATGTCCTTTAAGCCTATGTTGACCGATATAGGCAAAATGAATGCAGAACTTATCGAAGTTGTAAAAAAGATAAATGAAGCTAATGAAAACGCGTCCAAGGTAGGAAGAGGGAAGTCGAACAAGAAAATGGATATACTTGTTCAGATGGAAGAGTTGTCAAATAAGATTGTCGAAGCGACAAGAGAGTATGATAAGCTGGAAAAGACTTACCGTAACCTAGGCAATGCAGGCGGAGATAAGGGGATGGCTACAAGAAAAGCCAATCTTGAAAGCCAGAAGAAAGTGATAGATGATCTTGTGACTGAATTGAACAGATTGAAAACCGCATATTCCCTTACTGCTAACAGTGCGCCTAAATTGTCCATTTCCGATGAAAGAGAACTTAACCTTCTACGCCAGCAATACGAGATGGAGATTGCACGGACAAAGGAGATGGATAGACAAGCATCAAAGCAGGAACAGGCGAATAAGAAGATGCAGCAGACCAATCAGAAGTATCTACAATACCTTTCTGGTCAGTCTGGACTTGCCCTTGGTATGCCGGAGGGAAGTGCTGAGGACTTGAACAAGAAGATTGCCGCTATACAGAAACGCCTTGAGCTATTGAATAAGTTTAAGGTTGAAGTTCCTTTAAACAGCAATCAGATAACAAAGGCTGACGCTCTTATTCAGAAATTGCAAGGCAGATTGGAGAAGTTGCAATCATCTTTAAGAAAAACATCAACGAATGAATTGCTTAATATCAATCCTACATCTATCAATCAGGCTAACAATCTTATTTCTGAATTGACAAACAGGCGTAATGCACTTAATACGACTGATGCAAACTATAACCGTACCCTTACTCTTCTCAACAGGAAGATACAGGAACACAACAAGTTTGTAAACGAAGCCACATCCTATGGAACAAAGATGCAGCAGACCAATCAGAAAAATGCTGCAAGTTCAAAGGAGTTTTCCGAGGAACTGACAAAGCAGAGCAGAATGATGCGTGAGTTTGTCAATACGATAAAGACTTATGCCGGGTTCTACTTTTTCAGAGATATGTTTCAGGAACTTGTTGCCATTCGTGGAGAGTTCGAGTTACAACAGGTATCTTTACGTGCCATCATACAGGATGCAAGACGGGCAGACCAGATATTCAGTCAGATTAAGGGTCTTGCTGTAATATCTCCTTTCCAGTTCAGCGATTTGGTTGGATATACCAAACAGCTTGCTGCATTCCAGATACCTGTCAACGAATTGTACGGTACAATGAAAAGTCTTGCGGACGTTTCCGCAGGTCTTGGCGTTGATATGGGGCGTATTATTCTAGCTTATGGACAGATAAGAAGCGCAGGTGTGTTAAGGGGACAGGAATTACGTCAGTTGACAGAAGCTGGTATTCCTGCATTGGACGCATTAAGAAAAAAACTGGAAGAAGTAAGAGGCGTGGCTCAAACTACTGATGATGTGTTCAACGCCATATCAACACGTCAGATTCCTTTTGAGTATATTCGGGAGATGTTTACCACAATGACGGAAGATGGTGGTATGTTCTACAAAATGCAGGAAATACAAGCCGCATCCTTGAAAGGTATGGTAAGCAACCTTGCCGATTCATACAAGATTATGATGAATGATATAGGTGAGGCGAATGATTCCGTTCTGAAAGGTATTGTCGGAAGCATAACCGATGCAATGAACAACTGGAGATATTTCTCTAAAGCAATAGAGGGAGTTACTGTCGGATATGTCGCATTGAAAGGATTGCAATTGGCTAGAACAGCCATGCTGGGGAAAGAAGTTGTTGCAACAACTAATGCCATTAAAGCTGAGAAATTACGGGAAGCCCAGTTGCTTAAACAGGCTGCGATGTACAGAACGCTCACTACTGCCGAGAGATGGAAGATAGCGACAGCGTCAAAACTGTCTGCCGTAGAGATAGCTGCTGCCGTTAATTCGGGAAAGATGTCGGCAGAGATGGCTAAACGTATTCTTGCCACGAATATGCTGACACAGGCTGAACGGCATCTTCTTGTCACCGAACTTAAACTGACAGGTGCGGAAGCTGCAAGAATGTTATCTATGACAAAAACGACAATGTTGATGAACAGATTCAAACTGGCAACATTCGGATTGACAAATTCATTGAAAACATTGTGGCTTACGATAAAGGCTAATCCGCTTATGACGATACTTACCGTTGCAGGACTTGTGGCGGAAGCGTTTCATGTGATGTCTGCACGTTCGGAAGAGTTCAATCAGAAGATAAAGGATAGTGCAAAGTCTTTCCGTGAATCATACAGTGATTTGCAAAAAGACCTTGACAAGATAAACTTCGATAAACTTACCCCGGAAAACCTTGAACAGCTTGACACGAAACAGTTGCAGTCGTATGAGGAAACACTTACTGGAGTATTGTCAAAATATGGCAATATAGGACAATATATAGTACAAAACAGCAAGAAGATAGATGATCAGAAATCACGTGTTGAATATCTGCAAAAGTCAGCATCGGAACTAGAGCAGGTTTATAAGCGCGCTGCCGAAAATGCGGATATAATGTTCAAGGCGGATAAGGCAACATCTACGGGTGTATTTGGAGATTCATTCTCTGATATGCTTAAAGATTACGAGGAATCGTCTGTAAAACTCACTTCGGCAAGTAAGGATATAGAAGAGTTTCGTGGCCAGATAGTACAGGCATCCAAGGAGATTATAAACATGGGTAAGGGTACTAAGGAATGGAGAAACGAACTTACCGAACTGATAAACAAAGGGGCTTCGGCAGCTACTATTGTAGAGAAGATACGTTCTTTGGCTGAAACGTCAGGAGATGCACGGACATTTGAAATATTCAAGAACAAAGCCCATTTTGACAGTGAGGAATTGTTGAAGGAGTATGAGAAGTTGAGGATGGGTATAATGGGCGAAACTGAAGAACTTGAAAAATCATTTAATGTTTTTGCAAACAGTCTTGAGAAAGAACTGAAAAAAGTATTTGTAGGTATTGATGTAAATAAATTAAATGATGCTCAAAAGGACTTTATAAGGATTCAATCTGAAAATTTTGCCACAACTAGCGAACTTGGGGAGAATGCTAAAAAATTGTTTAATGAATTTATTGACAAAAAATATGCTGTTAAAATAGAACTTGACGATAAGGAAGCACAAGAAGGATTGACGGGATGGAAAAAATCTCTTGACGAAATTACAGGGCATAAATGGACTATTGCTATAAAGGCTGCCGATGTGAAATCTATGGAGGATTACTTTAAATCGGTAAAACAGGAATATAAAGACGCCAAAAGTTCAATAGAAAATTTACAGCGCACCATTGATATGTATGTTAGCCAAGGAAAGGTCAAGAAACTTGGAGATGAGTATCAAATTACAGGAATTGTAAGCCCTTATGAAGCCGAGCAAGTACAACAGACGGTATATGAGATTAACGCTGCCAACGAAGCGATGTCAAAGGCTACGGGAACAGCAAAACGATTCAACCTTGAACTGGAAAAGCAGAAGAAGGAAAGGAAGAAAAGAGATCCTCTTGCTGACCTTTGGAAAAACAGGTTGTCATTGCTTGAATCCGCCTATTCCAAGTTCAAGGATTTGAGCATTAACATAGGTAAGGAAGAAGCTAAAAAGCAGATTGAAGCCATATACGGTTCACAGGCGTTAAAACTTGGCGTGGATATTGTATATGACAAACAGGCTATTGTTGACAATTACAACAAGGCTGCAAAGGAATTGGAAACACGTGTTCCACAGGATGCGGTCAAGAACGCAAGGAAAGCTGCCGAATTGTCCTCTGAAATTTATGTTGAAGCAGCCAAGAAGGTGATGAAAAGAATTACGGATGAGTTTGACAGATACAGGAACAAGTATGACTTTTACAGTGACATACTTGGAATAACGGGTGATTCCGAACTTGCCTTAGACCTTGCCGTTCAGTTCAGTGGTGATACATCTACTATGGCTGAAAGTTTTGCAGCAGGGATATACAACAATCTGCAATCCGCATTGGCAGGAATGAATCTTGACCTTGGCGTTTCTGTCGTGCCCGACACATCTTCATTCACCTCAATGAACCAGTATATCAATCAGATACAGAAAGCCATTAAGGGGAATAAGAATATCGGAGAAGATCAGAAAGAGGTTATACAAGGAATGATTGACGCATGGAAAGGCTATTTCGGTGAGATGGCAAAGCAGTATGCGAATGACCTTGAAAAATATGGTGACTACTATACACAGGTTGATATTATCAGGGAGAATTACCGAAAAAGAATTGAAACGGCAAAGGGTATGGGCAACACTTCATTATCTTCCGCGTTGCAGAAAAGTGAAGAAATGGACTTGTTCAAGCTGACCACAGACTATCAGAACTTCTTCGGTGCTGTTGAAGCGATGTCTATGGAGGCTGCAAATACCGTAGCTGACAAGGTAAGGGAAATGCTCAACAGTGCGTTCAGGTCTGGTGCTATCAGCGCAAAGGAATACATGAAGGAACTTGAACGTGTGGACAAGCAGATAGAGAAGATGATGAAGAATAACCAGTCTGACTTTCAGACGTACATGAAAGATGGGATTGAAGGTCTGTATAATAAGCGTTATGATGCAGGAAAGTCAAAGATGATGGCAGGCATGAATGATATGCAACAGGCTATGGCTGACATAGAAAATGCTTCCAAGGCATACGAGGACGCAATGAAGAACGGTGATGAAGAAGCCGCCAATGCCGCTTTGAGTGCCAAGTCGGAAGCCGAATCAAGATACAAGAGCGGACAGGAAGCTGTCAAGACTGGCAAAGGAATGATGGCTGCCGCACAGAACGCTTTGCAGACGGTGAATCTTATCGACTTTATCATAACCAACATATACAATGCCATAAAAGCCATGCAACAGATAATAGCATCTGTGTCCAACCTTATGGATTCTATGGGTAAGGATACCGATAGCGGTTTCATGCGTGAGATGAACCAGTTCTCGGAAGCTATGGGCGTTATGAATGAGGGTGTGAAGAAATCATGGGATTCATTCAAAAGTGGTGATTTTGCAGGTGCGATAGGTTCGGCTATATCCATGCCGCTTGATGTTATCGCTACATTTAACAGACAGCATGACAAAAGACTTCAAAAGCATATAGAGAATCTTGAATTTGAATCAAAGAAACTGACCAATATCTATAATATGCTTGAAAAGGAATTTGAGCACATTATAGACCCGGCAAAACTTGATGAGGTAACATCCAAACAGATGTCAAATCTGAAAGAACAGTTGCAAATTCAAAAGGATATTCTAGCAGCCGAAGAAGATAAGAAAAAGTCAGATAGAGAAAAAGTAGAAGATTACAAACAGACAATAAAAGAATTGGAGTATGAGATAAGATATTATACGGAAACGCTTGCCAGCAAATTGTACAGCATTGACTTGAAAGATTGGGCTAGCCAGATAGGTGACGCTCTTGTCGAAGCATGGCTGAAAGGAGAGGACGCAGCCAAGGCATACAAGGATACCGTAGCGGACGTTATGAGAGATGTTGTTAAAAGCTGGGTTCAGAAGCAGTACATAGAAAAGGCAATGCAACAGGTACAGACTACATTATTTGGAGCGGACGGTAAAGGTGGTATGTTTGCGGACAACAAGATAGACAAGGATGAGCTTATAATACTAGGAAATGTCATGGGTTCATTGGAATCAGCCTTTGCGGAAGCCGGGGGTGTAGTCAATGAGATAAACAACGCCCTAGGCGGAATGCTTACCGAAACGGAAGAGAATGCGGAAGGTCTGTCCAATGCCATTGCAGGAGTTGACGAGAATACATTTAACCAGGCATTGGGGTATCTTAACGGGATGAGATACGAAATGGTTGTACAAAGCAATCTACTCCGTCAATTGGTATCGCTTAACGGTGGTTCGGCAGGAACGGGCGGAACGAACATGACAGCCATACAGCAGTCACAGTTGGAGGTTCTCACCCAGCAGCTTGCCGCAACTATGGCGATAAAGACAGCACTCCTAAGTGTCGTTTCCATTGCCCCAAGGTCAGGCGGAAATGCGATAAAGGTTATAATTGACTAAAAACAAACGCCCTGCTAGCTTCACAGTTGGCAGGGCGTTCCAGTTTGATTATGAACAAAAAATCCAATCACTTGAGGTGCTTAGCGGAATCGAACCGCTGTTGTCGGTTTTGCAGACCGTTGACTAAACCACTCATCCAAAGCACCTATTGTGATGCAAATATAGAAAAATAATTTTTAAATTTACATAAACTTTAAAACTATTTTTGCTATTTTTGCACTAATAAACAATGTACACGAATGGCTATATCTAAATATTTTATAAAGAAAGGAAGCGATACGGCAAAGGATTTGTATGCCACATACAGGCTGTATATACTTGAAAGCAAGGGATTATGGGACTTGCCGACAAGAAAGGAAGCCTATGCCGAAAAATGGTATGACAAGAACGGTCAGAAGGTGTACGAACCTGTCACGCCTGTTTACCAGCCAACGGAAGGAAGCATAACATTTGCCGCTTTGGGAGATGTGGAAACGGTAAAGACGAATATACGTTCGTTCTATTCATATATAACCAATGTGATACCTGCCGCACAAGGTACGCCTTACGGTTCATCTTCATTCTCTATATGGAACGATATATGGGGAGAATCGGCAAAGCAGGTGATAAGATGCACTGGATTTGAAACAGGTGCAAAGTTGAGTTATCAGGACGTTCAGGACTTGCAGAACCCGGACCGACTTGTATCCGCCTATACATTTTCGTTAAATTTCAGTATTGACCAACCAACGCTTTAAAGACCAATGATTTTACAGATTAAAAGAGGAAATAGGGTTATTGCGGAGAGTGCTGATTTTTCATACAGCCCGTCTTTGCAGGAAGTGAGAAAATTGACTTGTGAAGTCGTTTCCGTTGTTCCGATAGAGTTCAAGGCATACAACTCAAAGAGTGAATCGGAATACGATACAGTCGTATATAACGGTAATACATTCATCCTGTACCAAGCCCCATCGGGAGATAATCTTAACGAAGCAGGGAAATACAAATACTCCCTTCTATTTTACGGTAAGGAGGTGCTTTTGCAGAATGTGGCATTTCTTGACATAGTAAGCGGAACAGGTGGGGAAATAAATAAGATAAGATACACTCATGGCGGTCTGTTCCAGTTTTGGGGTGATGCAAAACAGCTTGCAGCACGTATAGAAGCGAATATAGAATCTTACAATGCGTCATTGGGTGCAGGATATACAGGCATTGGCACATGGACATTGAATGTGGATGCAGAAGGCGAACTGACAGAGGATATGATTGACATAACCGATGGCACCAACCTGTTTGAAGCATTGAAATTTTTCTATGACAAGTTTTATCTCAATTATTACTTCTCAACGACAGCGAACGGTGGAATAATAACCATTACGGACAAGACAAGACCATCCGTAAACTGGACATTCAAGCAGGGTGACGGTGGGGGTGCTGTAAAAGTTTCCTCTTCCGTAGATACAAGCACACCTGTCATAACCCGAATCATACCACAAGGTGGAAGCAGGAACGTTCCTCCCGAATACAAGAAGGACGCTAAGCCTGCCGATGAATCACGCTATTGCCCGTACATCCTTCTTCCGAATGATTCTGACGGGAATATAAGATATTATATTGACAGCGAATACGGATTGAAGAACTATGGTGTGAGAGGAAAAACCATATCAAACACGTTCAGTGGGATATACCCTTCCATCAGAGGGAAAAAACTTGGCGATCTGTACCCGTCAGGACTTCCAGAATGGGATACATACAAGGCGGATGGAGAACCAGATCCTCAATCGGGAAAGGTGGCAGGTGAGGGTGCTAGCGCAGCAACACGAATAGATAAAATCATCGGGTCTACTCCTATAAAGAGTGATGATAGTGACAGTTTCTTCATTTATATGACCTCTCCAGGATTCAACCTAGGGTACAAGGTATATGAGGACGGTGATTCATCCGACAAGATAAACGACAATGTGCAGCCCCAGTACAAACCCCATGCTATGTTTGACAAGTACAGGGATTTTGAGAGTTTTGATATATATAGTACAAGGGCATATTATGACCAGCCTGTAAAGGTTACTGCCACATTCTCAGGAAAAATGCTTTTCAGTGTATTGCCCATAGGAAGTGATGCTGTAGGGAAAAAGGTGAAGATTAATCTACGTATGGTTACGAACCGTGTATTGGGTCAGGCTTCTCCTTTGAAAGAGGTTGTAATTGGGGAGGAAGGTGCTACTGGTATGCTTGAGATACCTTACGACAAGACCGCTCTTGTAGGATATATAGAAAAAGGTCAGAATACGACAGTTACCATACGTGTTGAGTTCACGTTTGATTCCGATGTCCCTGCCGAAAGCTGTAAGATAGGCTTTAGTGAGGAAATGACCTGTAACATACATTTCGGTAATCAGGACGGTTCACAGGACAGGTTCTATTATAAATATGCTTCTGTAACGGACGCGGTGTTCAGTATGCGTACAGGAACTTATACGGGAACGGAATTTAAGATAAACAAAAACGGTATTATTCCTCTTTACGGTGAAGTGAACGGTGATACGGGGGAAACGGAAGAGGATGTTGCCATGTTCAACAAGGGGGCACGATATAAAATATCATGCTACAGAACGGATAGCGACAATGCCAAACTTCCGCTTTATACGGATGGTAAATCTCCTTCAATTGCGGCAGGAACGGAGTTTGTCATTCTGAATATCGTCATGCCCGAATCTTATGTGACAATGGCTGAGAACACGCTTGAAAAGGCGGCTCTTGACTACCTGTCAAGATATGACCATGAGAACCGAACTGTTTCACTTGACATATCTAGCGGATTTGTCGCAGAGCATCCTAACCTTTTCATTGACTTCATAGAAGGAAATATGCTAAAGGTAAGGGATGATGGAATAGGCGTGTTCGATTTCTCTGATAACGGTCAGATAGTGGATATGCAGTTACAGATACAGTCTTTGGAGATTAAATATTCCAAGGAGAATATGTTCCCGTCATATTCATGCACCATTGCAAGAAGAAAGATATTGTCTTTCTATGAACGGCTGGCACAGGAGAATCAGACTACTTCAACACAGAATACGACAAATGTAACATTAGGTGGAAGTGGTACGGGAAGCGGCGGTGGGAGTAGCAATATAACCAATGCCGATCATGCTAAATCCGCATATACACTAGACGATGATACCCCTGTGCTTAATTGGTTTTTGTCAGCACTGAATGACGATGAAGCGGAAGGTATAATCAATTTTCTTAAAGGTCTTAAGATATCCGGGAATCTGATAAACCGCATTGTGAAGCAGGGTGACAGGGATGTTACCTACACCGATGAAGACGTGATGAGCGCATTACGTGTAATGGTTGAGATAGAGAACAGTGTGGAGAAGATGAAAGAGATATTCTTGCGGAAGGACGTGGCGGATTCCACTAAGTTCCTTCTCAGCATGTTTGCCGGTGCTGTTTTCGGGAAGAATGGTTTTGCAAGCGGCTTGACCGGATTCGGAGCCAAGATATTCGATACAGGTCATGGAGAGTTTGAGAGCATGTTTATCCGCCGGTTCCTTGAAGTTCCCGAATTAAGATACAATCGTGTGATGGTCACGCTGGGCGACAAGTGGCGTGCGCCCGGAGCTGGTATTATAGAAACAGTAGATACAGGAACCAAAACATGTACACTTAAGCTGGAAGATGGTGAGATCGGAGCTGTCGCAGTAGGTGATATCTGTATGGGTATCTATCATAACATCACCGGGAACGCTACGGAGGATTACGACGATGGGAAGGGCAACAGACGTTTTGCCGGATTCTGTACGGTCTATTTCACGATTACAGAAGTTACAGGTGAAAGAAACGAAACATTTAAGTACCAGTTGCGTCCTACCTCTTCATCGTGGCCTTCTTCTTTCGACCCTTTTGAGATGATGACTTTCGTGGCATACGGCAGCTTCACTAATACGGAGCGCCAGACCTCAGTCTATGAAACAAGGACTTACACCCGTATGTTGTGGAAGCAGAATACATGGGAGATCTCCGCCGCCAATGTCGCCCTACAATATGGCGACCTTTCCAATCTGAATATATTCGGGTTGAACATGGATGGTTACTCCATGTATCTGAATAATATATATATGACAGGTATTATCAAGCAGATAAAGCCAGACGGAACACCTGTACAGACTTTGAATTTCCGTGAGGAAGGCTATATACCTGGCGTACATTACGATTACTACGATAGCTTGTCTTATAACGGAAGCATGTGGGCGTGTATCAATGAGGATGGTTCGTCTGCTGCACCGGGATCTAACGGCGATTGGCTGGAGATTGCTTCTAAAGGTGATACGGGAGCACCGGGGGCACCAGGAAAGGACGGTGTGAGCGTGACCAATAGCGGTCCGTGGTATTCCGGCTTGGTTGTTCCCAAAATGAGTATCGTTACAATGGGAGGAAGTTCGTTTCTTTCTAAAGTATCCACCACGAATCCTCCCTTATGGTGCTGGACAGACAATGCCGGCAATCGGTTTACTTTCAATGATGGTGGCTATTGCTTGACGGGTGAAATAAATACCGATGAATATGAACTTTTGGTTCAAAGCGGAAAGGACGGAAGCGATGGTACCAGTTATGAGAGGGTATTCATCCATACTACAACAGAGAGTAAACCTGCCACTCCTTCCACGTCACAGACGGACGATTATGTGCCTTCCGGCTGGCATGATGATCCTGTAGGTGTTTCCAGCTCTCTGCCTTATGAGTGGATCAGTGAGAGGGAGAAGAAAAACGGTATATGGAGTGAATTCAGTGCTCCTGCCCTTTGGGCGAAGTACGGATTTGATGGTGCTGACGGTGCTGAGGGCGTAGCCGGAACGAGCATCATTTGGAAAGGTGATTTTTCCTCCGCTCCTTCCAATCCTCAGAACGGGTGGGCATACAAGAATACCACTGATAAGAAATCATATGTATATCAGGATGGACAGTGGTATCAGATGACTATTGACGGAATTGATGGGAAGAACGGGAAAGACGGATTGAGTATTGTATGGAAAGGAGATCTCCAAACACCTCCTTCCAATCCTCAGACCAACTGGGCATACCGGGATACCAATAATGGTCGTGTATATATATGGAACGGAACAGCATGGGCATTGATGGTTGTGGACGGATCGGACGGTGCTGATGGTGCAGCCGGTTCTGACGGATTGAGCGTGTTTATAACTTATAATGACAGCACTTCCCAACCTTCTGTACCTACCGGGAACGGTACTACTGGAGGATGGCATACAAATGCGACAAGTACCGCCATATGGATGTCACAGAAGGTTGCTGCGTCCGCATCTGACGGAGCATGGGGTACACCGATAAAAATCAAAGGTGACAAGGGTGACGGTTACACCCAGATGGGGCAGTTTAGGACTGGTATGGTTGTTCCCAAGATGGGTGTCGTTTCGATGGGTGGCGGCTCTTATGTAGCCAAGGTATCCACTACCAATCCTCCCTTGTGGTGCTGGACGGACAATGCCGGCAATCGGTTTACTTACAATGATGGTGGCTATTGCTTGACGGGTGAGGTGAATACCGCAGAATATGATGTATGGGCTGAGAAAGGTGATACCGGATCAAAAGGTGATAAAGGTGACAAGGGTGATGACGGTGAAAAGGGCGACAAAGGAGATCAGGGCGTACAAGGAATACAGGGATGTATCATACGGAGTTCAGAATGGAAAACCGGGGTGACGTATAGAAATGACGAATCCCTTACAAGCGGAATGCGATATATTGATATAGTAGCCAAGAAGAACACAAGTCCAAGTTCGTTATACGGATGGGATATGTATATGTGTAAGTCAACGCACACATCTTCATCATCGAATGGTCCGGGTAATACTACATATTGGACAACAGTGAATGAAATGGCACCTATTTTCACAAGTCTTATTATTGCAAAAAATGCAAGTATTGATTTTGTCCAAGGCAACGAATTGATAATAAAGGATTCAAATAATAATGTTGTAGCCGGCCTTACAGGAGGAGGTAGCAAGGAATCTGGTACAACACCTGTAAGGATATGGGCTGGAGGTAATGTTCCAGGAAATGCTCCATTCCGTGTAGATCAGAATGGCAATCTTGTTGCAACGAAAGCGAATATCACGGGAACAATAACCGCCACAGGTGGCGTAATCGGTGGATTCAACATAGGCAGTAATTATATCGGCAGTACTAATATGTCGGCAGTGAATGTTGATAACTTGTTGCTGCAATACGATAAGTTTGAAATGAAATACGATCGGTTTCAGTCAATAGACGGACATTTATACCAAGGTACTTTGGACACGGTAATTAAAAGTGGAAGTATAACTGTATCATCAACCGGGGATGTTTCAACAGCGGATGATACTTTGTATGTAAGATGTGGAAATTATATTTTTTCCGTTGGGCGATACGGGATTCGTAAGTCAACTAATGGAGGAAGTACATGGGTGGATTTATAATAGGCATTAAGGAACAAATGGACACTTGATAAATAAGCTATAACAAATACACACTTCATCAAGAATTAAGCGAAAAAATGGGTTTAAAAAAAAAGGGAGCATAACCACACTTCATTTTTTGTTATTTCGTTTTTTTTAGCTATCTTAGCAACTTGAAATATGGAACAAGTATAACTATTTGTAATGGTTAGTACTTGTTCCATAATGCCATAAAATACAAATTATGAAAATAGATTTTACAAAATTTCCTTGTTACACAGGGATAAAGAAGGATATCAGGGTTGAGATGGATATTGCGGAGTCATTGGCTAACGCCATATACACAAATGTTCCAGGCATAGCCGCTAGTTCTTTGGCTCATAAGATTTACTCTGGCAAGGGAGAAGTAGATTACGATGAACGGGAAATACGAATTATACGTGATTGTACACCGTTGTTTTCGGGAGTTTATGCGGATTCCATAAACGATTATTTGGACACAAAAGAAAAGGAGGAATCAAAATGAAAGAATTATGGCAATTAATCAAGATGCTGTTCTCAAGCAAGCCGGGTAATTTCGATAATCCTCAGATGCTTGCCATGAAGCATTATCCTTTCAAGGGATACCGTTTCATGATGTGGTGCGGACGGATGATTTACCGTATCGAGAACAAAGAGAATATAGAGAAGTACATGCAGACCTATGCGGGTAAGGAGAGTATGACGCACGAGACCATACACCTGCGCCAAGCACAGTTTGCCGGCTCATGGGTAAAATACTACTGGCGGTATTTTGTCGAGTGGGTTAAGGGAAACCCTATCTGCCATCCTGCGAGTTCGGCATATTATACCATCTCATACGAAATGGAGGCGTATGCCAACGAGAGCAATTTGGATTATCCCGTGAACTATGACGGAAGCAACCTTACCCGGTACAAGATAAAAGGTGGCAGGAAGAAGCTGTACAAGTCGGTTGGAGGAACATCTAAAGCATGGATGGCTTATATAAAAACATTATAATAATTAGAAACATAGTAATAAATAATTAAAAAAAATACGATTATGGCAGACAAAAAATTAAATCAAGTATCGCAGTTGACGGACTTTGATTATGCGTTGGTTGTAAAAGGGAATGACGTGGCAAAAGTTACAAAACAGCAGCTAGCTACAATACTGGGAGGACTAATAGGGATAAATGATTCGTGGTTAAGAGATGGAGGACTGTTTAAAGGTGACTTAAACACCATTAAAAAAAGTGTTATTCTACGAATCCAAGAAGGAGCAACCAATACGCCTATTAAAAACGGATTATGGGGTATATTGGTTACCTTATATACTAATTTAGGTGGTGGACAAGATTCATCCATCCAAATTACATATTACAGTGATGGATCTTACTATATACGTAGTATGTGGTATGGTAATTGGAATTCTTGGGTGAGAATCACAACAACGGCGGTCTGATTTCCCACTTCTGGGAGAACTGATAGGTACAGCTACGGCTAATAAGAATGGATTAATGAGTAAAATATTTGCAGTAACTGATATAGAAAGAGGAAAAGGTCTGATTATTGACTATAAAGCTGATTCTAATGGTTTATATACTTCTTCTTCGTTGATAGAAATATATGTCTATTCGGGAGCTAATACTGCATTTTATAGAGTGATGTCAATACCTACTGGATCTAAAAACATAGAAATAAAATATATGGGGATGCATTGGTGCGATTTTAAATATGCAAATAGTAAATTGTATGTGTTACCTAAGTCGGATGATTCTTCCATCTCGTATAAGGTATCATTAGTTAGAAGAACAAGACCGAATTTCTTAACAATAGACTTTTCTGATTTTTCCAATATTACAGGTGAAATAATTACACCTACACCTGATTAATCCACTTCTGGGAGGACTGCTGGAAAATAGATTGGTAAAATATAAGGAAATGAATCTTGGAGCAAATGAGATAATAGATACTGGTGTGAATACAGGATTAATACGTTTTAAAATTAATGCAACATCTGCATCATGTGTGTTTTTTTGCAATTCAGGATCATCTAATATAATGCTAATAACACAGAATATCGATAATTATTTTACAACCAATAAATCTTCTAATAGTGGGAAAATAGCTATTTATAAAGAGTCTGACAACGGTAACATTTTAATAAAGAATCTAACAGCCACTAACTATGGAACTTTTGTGTTTTATTACATATAAGATCTCAGATAACTACTTCTGGGAGGACTAATGAACAGTTTGAAGCTGTTCCCGTTTATGCCCAAAGGTATATTAAGTACAGACGAAGAGGTAAATAGTGCAACTGCAAGCGGAATGTATCATGTATTCGGACGAGACGGAATTAGTGTTGTTTCAAATTATTCCATAATGATAGTTTTTAACGATGGACAAGGATATGTCATTCAAATGACATTCCGTCTAGGTGAGGATGTTGTTGGTTTCCGCCGTAATTATGATGGGAAATGGGGAGATTTTAGGTCTTTTGTATTGGCTTCTTAGAAACATGGATTACCTTTGCACCGCACATGGCGTTGTGCATATCAGGATCGGGTGGCACCGGCTTGTACCGGACCACCCGTTTTTTAATCATGTCAAAGATACGGTTTTCCAATTACCCCAAGTATTACCATACCATTTCACTCGATATTTATAAATATCTCCGCTATAATTATATAGATTCTGAATACAACAGACATTAGGTTTGCCGATTACAACTAATACACAATTACGGACATATTCTAATTTTGATATTTGTGATAGTAAGTATATTCCGCTATAATTCATCTGATCTAATTCGTCTTGAGATTCTATTTCTTTCTCATCTCTGAACCTTAACCACGAATCATTTATCCCTATTAGTCCTCCCAGAAGCATTTTTTGTGGTTTATTTTGTAAATACAGAAGATTTTTTTAACTTTAAAACAAAAAGTTGAGTATGTTAGAGAAGATCAGATACCGTTTGGTTTATAACCGACAAAACAGACTAAATCGACAGGGAACCGCATTAGTACAGATTGAAGCCTATCTTAACCAGCGGAAATCATATTTTAAAACAAACATCTATCTCAAGCCGGAGTGTTGGAGCAAGGATGGTGCCCAAGTTATCAACCATCCGCAGTCAAATGAACTTAACGCAATGCTATACGAAAAAATACTGGAGTTGCAGGCTATAGAACTTAGCTATTGGAAAAGAGGGCTTGAATCAAACCTTTCCACGTTAAAGGAGGCTGTAAAAAAGGGAATTAAACCAGTTGTGTCGTTTTTAAAGTTTGCGATACAAACGATAGAGAATTCAGATAGGAAACCGGGAACCAAGGATAACATGCTGGGCACGGTAGCCACTTTGAAGGAATTCCGGAACGTGATAGAGTTTACTGATATAAATTATACGTTTTTGAAAGAGTTTGACGCATTTTTGCGAAACAAGAATCTGAAAGTAAACACAGTCGGAAAACACATGAGAATACTGCGTACCTTGGTCAACGAAGCAATAAACGAAGGTTATATATTACAGGAGGCATACCCTTTCCGTAAGTTCAAGATCAAGAAAGAGAAGAAGGAACATAACTTCTTGATGCCCGCAGACTTGGAGAAGCTGGAGAATCTTGAACTGCCGGACAGGAAGAACAACAGCCGGCACATACTGGACGCATTTCTCTTCTGCTGCTATTGCGGATTGAGATTCTCTGATTTCAAGCAATTGACTTATAAAAATCTCGTAACAGTTGATGGAAAGGAATGGCTAGTTATGAATAGCATCAAAACAGGCGTAAAACTCAATATTCCGCTATATCTGCTGTTTAACGGGAAGGCTCTGGGTATAATGCGGAAGTACGACAGTATCGAACAACTGGCTGCATTAGGTTGCAATTCGGACACTAACAGGATGTTGCAGAAATTGGGAAGGATGGCGCGTATTAACAAGAAGTTCACCTACCATACAAGTCGTCATACTTGTGCTACTCTGTTGGTACATCAAGGCGTTCCGATAACCACCGTCCAAAAACTCTTGGGGCATACATCGGTCAAGACAACAGAGATATATTCCGAGGTGTTTGATGAAACGATTATCAAGGATCTGACAAGGGCTAACCAGAAGTATTCTAAAAGTTGAAATGTAAAACAAAATCAAATAAAATCTCAAAAATCCCCGGAAAAATACATCAGGCAGTAGAAATCTATAAAATCTATTTGTTTTATACTTGTTTTTCAGACTTCAATATATTCATATTTTATTTGTAAATAAAAATGTAAATAATTTACCCTTATTTTTCTATGAATATTCCTTATGTTCTATATTTTTTCCTTATTGTTCTAGAAGTAAAAAATATTGCATTAATAGCAATTTGGTAAGCCTTAACAGTGCTGCATATAAAGATAGTACATTGCTTCTTTCTATGGGTCCTGGGTTATAAGCACAATCATCCCCCTTGCCGTTTACCAGCAAGGGGGAGTGTTTATTTCGTTTTCATTAGTTTTTCCTCAAACTCCGCAATGATACAGTCTGCATCACCGCCATGTACCCAATTCTCTAAAACGGAGGAAAGAACTTCGATAGCTTGTTCTTTCTGCCACTCTGCGCCAGCGATAAACCCCATATAATATGCCGGAAACATACTTCCGCTGCTTCTGCTTTCAGCAAAAGAATGAGCCGCTTTTTCTAATGTCTGTTTCATTTCTTTTCCTCCTCTGTTTTAATATCCGTTACTTTGCCACGATTGACAAAACAGAAACATCCCATCACATTACACAGGTATGATTCATGCTCCATCTTACACTCTTTGCATTCTTTACACAATGAACATTCGCTGCAATCGAAATTTTCATTGAATGTTTTGCTCATTTCATGCAACACACCATCTATTATTATTCCATTCTTTATTTCCATAATAAATCCACTTATCTGACTTTTTTTATGATATAAGTCCTTTAAAAATATGACTAACAACATCTACAGTCCATCCATTTCCTAGAAGCCCCATCCCTATATGTGGCTGTACTGACTTTGTGTATCCTTCTGGAACTGTCTGCAATCTTTCCGCTTCCGTAATATTGGGCGTTCTGAAACCTTTTTCGGGATTACAGTCGGGTGAGTTGAATATCAACGGTGTGAGTGATTTTTTATATCTTCTTAACAACGATTCGGGGTTCTTGGCAAACCTGTTCCATGATTCAAGCATACACCATGATTTGTCTTTCTCCACATACCCGTCCGTAATGATGTCCTTGAACAGTATTCCCTTGTCCTTCCATGCAGGTATTTCCCAATTGCACCAGTAGTATCTTGCTCTCATTTGCGCGGAGAAATCGGAACTGTTGATATACACATAGTCTACTCCAAGATGTGACGAAATCAAGTCAGCCCAATCGGATTTCATCTTCACATTTTCAAGCAGGAACTTTATATTAGGATTGAACTGTCTGATATGGTTGAGTATATTGACATATTCAAAGAATAATCCCGAACGCTCGCCATCGAAGTTCAGTTTCTCTTTCCCTAACTATGAGAAATCCTGGCATGGTGTTCCGCCAATCAATAAATCAATATCTTTCCACTGTATATCCCATTTGTCCCAGTTTCTAATATCCCCTAATTCAATTATATCGGGATAATTATCCAGTGCAACCTTGATAGACGGTTCGTTTATTTCGCTTGCGTAATACTTGTCTACCTTTATGTCTGCTCTCTCTAGTGCAATACGTCCACAAGCTATCCCGTCACATAAACTTAGTACATTCATTGTTTTTTCAAATATTTAAAGATATGTTTGATTGTTTCTATATTCCATCCGTTTCCAAGCATCTTGTAACGCTGTGTGTCGGATATCCCATCCCATATATACCATTCGGGAATAGTTTGAAGCCGTGCACACTCGGTTGGGGTAAGCCTACGAATGCGAAAATTACCGTTATCAACCAATACCAAGTTGTCCTTTTGTACGGTTGTAAGGCAATTGGTTTTTCCATCTTCCCTAGGTTCAAGCTGCTGGATGTTCTTTCTCTGTTCCTTTACAATCCCGGCTTCATATTCCTTTCTTATCTGTTTTCCATATTCGGTTCTTTTTGGGGTAAGGCAGGCTGATTCACGCCCACGCATCGCAACACATATCGGAGCATTATCCACCTGTATGTAATTGTCATTGTCACCCATCTTGAACAACCTTGTATTTATTGTGCGCGCCTTTTGTTCATACGGAAACTTGATAGGACTGAACTGGACAGGACTGAATTTTTCCGTCTTTACCCTGCCCTTCAAGCATTCAATCATCTTGTCAGACAAGAAATATTTTTCATCAACCTCTTCTTCAAGGATATCCCTTAACAATATACCCCTATCTTCCGGCTGTGGAATATCGTCATGGATATCCGTCCAGTATATGCGCCTTCTGTTTTGTGCCGATACAAGGGCGGAGTTAATATGTATTCCTTTCCTCCCCATTGTTTCATTGAACACAGATTCCCATTTCTTTCCCATTTCCACATTTTCAAGGAAGAATTTGGGATTGTCACCACGTTCAATAAGTTCGTGGTATATACGCATGTATTCCCAGAACAGATATGATTGCCCTTCAAACTCGAAACCGTTCTCCTTCAATTCAAGATACGTTTGCAAGTCTAAAACCTCCATGCCTTCTTTCGTTGAAAGCCCTTTTCTCTTGCCGGACATGGACAGGTTTGTGCATGGAGATCCTCCGATTATCAAGTCTATCTTATCCAGTCTGCTTACTTCAAGTTCTCTTACATCACCAAGCTGTATGGTGTCAGGAAAGTTCTGCATGGTTGCCTTTATGGCAAACTTGTCCACTTCGGACGCATAATATTTTTCTACAGGAATGCCAAGTTCGGAAAGTGTTATCCGTCCGCACGACATTCCATCGAAAAGGCTCAGTACATTCATAGATATGTTTTTTTTTAATTTTCAGCAAATATACTACATAAAACTGTATGCAACCAATACGTTTAACTATTTTTTAATTATCTTTGCGATAATAGATAAAATTCATAATATGCAGTTTTCCATAGTACCAAAAATAGATGCCGAGATTATGTTTTCGGAAGATGATCTGTCCGTTTTCAGACGATCGACAGACGGTCTGTATTATATGCTCCATACCGAGAAGGTTATGGAAGTGATGCCTATGACGTTACCTGAGGACGGAACGGAACACCATTTCCCTTACGACACATACGACACTGGCACAAGAGAGTTTGAGAAGCTGCTTTTATCTGATGAGTGGGTTAAAATGGACGAAAAATGAGAAAGATAGGGCTTTTTAACATAGGAAAACTTGGTCTTGTCAAGTCGGCAGGAAAGGCGAAAACCGACATAAGCAAGGTGATAGAAAAATGGGTGAAAGAACACATGGTGTTTTGGTATGATATGTCAAAGCCTGTGGATGTTTATGTTCCCGGCGTTACTTATGCAAATCCTTTTGTTGATGGTGGTGGAAAGATAACTTATGATGAGACTATAAATAAGTGTATAATAACCCATACACCTACAAATAACAATAATATTGCATTTTGGCAAATAATTGTAAAACCGTTACAATATGTAGAATCTTATAAAATACGTGTAACAGGATTGCCAACAGGTTTCACTATTAAAGGAAGGTTTGGATATGATGATATTCAGATAACGTCTGATGGAGAATATGACATACCTGAATACAGGAACAGTAGCACAACAAACGCATCTTATCCCGGATTTTATTTGGCAGGTGATAATGTGAATGATGTGGATTGTAATATTGTGGTAGAAGAAATACCTACAAAACAATCCGTTCCCACAAACGAAATACTAAAAGCTAATCCTTATTTGCAGGATTTCAGCGGAAACAACAGACCGCTTAAATTGAACAATTTCCTGTTCGCTGCAATGAGCGGTGTGGGAGGGTATGATATTGCTAGCACTAATATTCTACCCGATAGAGCAAATGTTACTGTTACGGATAACAGAATTATTCATATTACTAAAAAACTATCCACTACGGATAGCATGGTAAACATAGTTTCGGCAAATTCTAACCCAACGCATAAGTTTAAGATTACAGGTCTTTCTGATGGCAGACAAGTTAGTTTGGAAAACAGAAATGGCGGATTTTATACTTTTGACAACGGGGAACATGAGGTGACATTAACCTATCCCGAAGAAACCACTTCATTGTATAATGCCATAGGAGTTACAGGGGATATAGGAGATATGGACGTAACAATAGAGTTCCTGCCTAAATATCCCAACGCCCTAGTAACTGATGGGGTAGATGATTACGGGCAAATACAGAACTTACAGCAGGGCGTTAAGGTGTTGTTTGTAACTATCAATCCGTTCATTGATGGAAAGTTTATCTATGACCAAAGACTGAATACTACTGAACCTTGGCTGTTTGCCGTATTCAATGACAAAGGTAGTATTGCTTATAATAGTAGGAACTCAAACGGCAAGACCTATATTGATGGAACACTGAATGAATCTACAATAGTTTCCGCTTTGTTAAACAAAAAGCAAATAATCACCATAGTAAACAATGATGTGACAGGTGATAAAACTAAAACTCCTGTATTCTTTAGCAATACTGACCATGATAGCGGATGGATTAGTTCAGCTTTCTACAACTCCATCGGATTCGATTCAGTTCCCACCAAAGAAACTGACGGATTCACCGAGCAGGATTTGATTGATTACTATATACCAAAGGCTATCGTAACGATAACGGTGGTGGACGTATCAGGCTCACCCATACAGGACGCAACGGTCACGGTGGGAGGTGTACAGTACAAAACGTTGTATGACGGTACAGTGAAAGTACGGGGTATGGCAAATGGCACGATGTCGCTGTCTGTAAAGAAAGACGGGTATATGCCGTTTTCTGACAATTCATGGAAGTTCGCTGATTCAAGGATAACACTGGAGGTTCTTCGGAATACCGTAATCACTGAAAATGGATACAGCATATTGCTTGAAAACGATGGTTTAATATTAACGGAATAATATAATGGAAGATAATCTTAAAATTTCACAGATGCCTCCCGTTGAAACCGCTACGGGAGAAGAGATGATACCATGCGTGACGGGAAGCCCTAAACAGAACAAATCCGTCACGGTGTCCAAGATAAGACAGGGCATGGTAAAGGACGAAAACTATGTGCATACCGACAACAACTTCACCTCCCAGTTGAAAACCAAACTTGACGGGATAGAGGAAGGCGCACAGAGGAATACCGTCTTAGGCGTGAAAGGTAATGCCGAACAGTCTTACAGGACGGGCAATGTCAATATAACGAAAGACAATATAGGTCTGTCAAATGTGGACAATACGTCCGATGCCGAAAAGCCCGTATCCACCGCACAGAAATCAGCCCTTGACAAGAAGGTGGACAAGGTGGACGGTAAGGCGTTATCCACAAACGACTTTACCAATGACTACAAAACGCTTCTCGAACAGATAAAGATGCAGCAGGGTAACATGTATGGAGTGGAGATGAGAAGAGGGCAGACAGACCCTGTATTTCAGACATGGATAGGAAAGGAAGAGTTCAAGACATCCCATCCCATCCTCAACTCGTTCCGTGTGGCAAAGGTAAAGGACGGTAAGGTAGTAGGATTCCTTGACCAGACCAATTTCTTCAAAATGGCTGATGGTAGCCCGTCAAATATTGTTATTAACGGAGATGATGTAACAGATGACGGAAGCGATATTATGCTTGTAAACACCAAGCCTTTCTGGATAATCAACGGAGGGACGGATGATACATACGAAAGAAGGCTAGTCAGTGACGCTCCATTTACATACGGTGGCGATACGGCCATAGAGATAAAACCGTTCGGAATGAGTATCGGTTATTCTATAATAAAGGAAGGAAAACAGAGGTCTATTATAGACTATACAATACAGGGTTCAGCGTCAGCAGGAAATCTAGGTGTAAACATAATGGAAGGAAACGGGTGGCCTACAACAAGTGTATCACGTTTTGATTACGAGAAATACGCCAGGGCAAAGAACCCGGACATTACGAAGAACTATCCTTATGCAAATGCTTTCGTTCTTGACCTTGAAGTGTGGTGCACGCTTCTGTTCATTAAGTTCAGGACAAAAGACCTGCACGCACAGTCTGTTTGCGGAAAAGGAATATCATCCAACGATTCAGCCCCCGATGCGTCAAGCTGGGGAAAAATGACAGGCGTCAGATTCAAGAAGGCGGACGGTCAGACCTATGTGTATTACAAGATGAACGGGCAAGGATTTAAAGCATCAGAAACAGGAACTGCTTACAATTTTTCACAGCTTATAAACAACTACCGTCCTTGCATGAAGATGTTTGAAGCGCAGCTTGCCATGTCATACGCAAAGGAACACAATGTCGCTCCCGACACCGAGTTTGAATATGAAAGCACAAAATACAAATACTACAACTTCCAAGGTCATAACGGATTGGCTGACGGGGAGATGTCGGGTATCGTAGCCAAGTTTGTCAATGCAACTGTAACTAGCGGATGGAGTATTCCTGACAATGCGGCAGTTACAAACCGTGAAATAGAGATATGCTTCACACAGCCTATCATTCGCGGACGTATTGCCGGGTGGGGAGATATATGGATGTGGTACAGTGGGATAGATTGTGTCATGCACGATTCTACATCCATAGACATCTATCAGATCTATGACGTGAACAATCTGACTACGGACAATGTAGCCACAGAAAAGAATCCTGGGGAATCTTACGGTTTTGAGAATACATATGAATTTGTCGGTTCTATGGCTAGAGGTGAAGGATATATAACGAAGAACTTTAAGAACTCTCTTATTGGAGAGGTCAAGGGAAGCAATCTTCACACGGGGGAATGCCATTACAACTGGTTTACGGGAAATGCAGGTTCGGGTAAGATTGGAAGGCGTGGTGTTTGCTTTGGTGGTTGGTCGTACGACGGCAATTGTTCTCTGCGGCTTGGTTCTGCGGGCCATGCCCCTGGGACTGCGGGCACGTCCGTCGGTGGCGGCTTTCGTTGTTCAATAACCCAAGCCTAATTTTTCACAAAGTGAAAAATCCCATTCCCAAAACTTGCAAAATATATTAATTATGTTTAAGTTTGCATAATAAAAATCTAACCAAATGCGTCAGCAAAGTGAAATAAGTCTGTCAAAGGCGGTTAGTTGAAAAAAGGCGGTCTGTAGAATGGTGGTGTTTACTTTGGTGGTAAGTCGAACAACGACAATTGTTCTCTGCGGAATGGTTATGCGAGCAATGCCCCTGAAACTGCGAACACGAACATCGGTGGCAGCTAACGTGCTAAAAAAATTACTGCTATACAGAAGCCTCGTCAGGAAGATGAAAAATGTCAAGACAACCCATTGTTTGAGGATGGGAACTTATTAGTACATTTACAGTTGTAGGTATATGGAAAGTTAGTTAGCTTTGGCTCAACGGACAAAGAAAAGCACGTAAGATGAAAAGATTGAATAATATTTTTGAAACGATAGGCAGTATGGATAACATTATCTCTGCTGCTGAAAAGGCAAAGAAAGGAAAGAGAAATCACAGGGGTGTGAGGGATTATGAGAAACATAAGGATGAATATCATCAGAATGTTTATCAGATGCTTAAAGACAAATCATACCATGTAAGCAAGTATGAGGTGATAGAGAAAGTGACTGATGCAGGAAAGATAAGGGAGATACACAAACTCCCGTTTTATCCGGACAGGATTATCCAGCACAGCCTTTTGATACCAATGATGGACAGATGGACAAAAAGCCTTACACTTGATTCATATAACTGTCTGCCCAAAAGGGGTATTACAAGTAAGGTTAAAAAGCACTCCCTTGTGAGAAAGATGAAACGGACATTGCTTGAAATGGACAAAAACGGGAAAATATACGTTTTGAAAATGGATATTAAGAAGTTTTATCCGTCCGTAAGGCACAGCGTTTACAAGAAGGCATACAGCAAAGATTTGAAAGACAGGGATGCGTTATGGCTTATGAATACGCTTAATTATAGCAATAAAGGTCTGGCTATTGGCAATCCTGACGCTCAGATAGGAAGCCATTTGGTATTAAGGTCTTTGGATCATGTTATAAAGGAGCAGTTCAAAGTAAAGCATTATTTCAGATTTGCCGATGATATGGTGATATTATCCCACGACAAGAAACAGTTGCATGAATGGCTGTGGAGGATAAGAAATTACCTGTGGTATGAAAAGAAACTAGAGATGAAGAAAAATTACAGGATATTCCCCGTTTCAGAAGGAATAGATTTCGGTGGATTCGTCTTTACTCCTGGTCATACCAAAATAAGAAAGAGAATAAAGAAAAACTTTGCGTCAAAACGTAATAACCCAAAATCAATTACGAGTTATATGGGTATGTTGATGCACTGTGATTCTAAAAACTTAATTAATAAAGTTTTAGTTAATAATAATAGCCACATGACAAAGATTAGTGACTTAAATATAAGAGTGTCAAGAAAGTTTGACGGAAAGGATATAAAGATAGACAAACTTGTCGATGAGCATATAGACATTCTTGATTTTGATGTAAGACCATCTACAAAGAAGGACAATAGTACATGGGTAAGAATGCAGATACTGTTCAAAGGAGAAAAATGCTTTGTGAAAGGCGGATACGAAACATTAGGAGCATTCCTTTCCCAAGTAGACAAAAGCCTTTTACCATTGGAAGATGTTGTCATAAAATTCAATAGGGGTTATTATTTTGATGGAACATTAGATATTTAAACTATGGAAAGAGGTTTGATTTTTGACGAGAAGCCTGCCTTTATCTTTGATTTAGGCACTGGATATAGCAATGTTCATTTAAACATTGAACAAGTTGACGAACCCGAAACGGACGATATGGGAAATATTGTACAGGAAAAGTTCGTCAAAAAGTGGAAAGCCGATGTACAGCGTGTAAAGAACCCTGTATCATACGACAAAACGGTAGATGCCGCCATAAAGGATGAATTTCCCAACGGTGAGGAAGAAGCGGCTCTCAGAAAAGGTATTTTAAACAAACTTGACCCGGATTATGTAAAGCTGAACGAGTTTGCCGAAAGTGTGAAACAATCTTACTTGAAAGGATATGGAAAACAATGATAAACAACAGATAGGTGGGTATTTCTCCACCAAAAACGCTTCAAAGGATGAAGCGTTAAAAGGTATCGTAGCTGCAAGAATATCAGCATCGGAAGATGTAACCGACAAGGAATACACAGCATTGTCAAACCTTATAAGAGTAGCGACATCGGATGGATGCCGTATCTCATTGGTACAGGAAACGAAAAGCAGATCAAGCAGAATAGCACCAACAGGAATGCTTCTCCCGGCAGGAACGGTGGAATATTTTTCAGTCACACCAGGAAGCAAGGTAAGTGTTACGGGAACAGCAAACATATCATCTATCGAGTAAGTCATGGGCATGAATTATAACACTATATTAGCTTCCTTACTTGACGGGATATCTCTAGCATTGAAAAGCGGAAACTCGAATGTTGATGCGGAACAGTTCAACTTCCTTACTGACGCAATAAACAAATCAACTATCATACCGTCTTATTTTGATAGAGAAAATGCCATAAAGTATCTTGATGTGAGTGATACCGAGTTTGCAAGGCTTACATACAAAGGTACTAAATTTCATCCCGTACAACCGTTATTATCTCCCGTGAGAGTACAAGGAATGACAAAACCCGTATATTTAAAAGATACATTAGATGCTCTTAAAAAGAACGGGCTTATACGTCCAAAGAAGTCAAGGGGTAAATACAAGACTAAAAACTAGACAACCTCATACGCATACATTGTAACACAATCATCTTTATTCTCCATATTAACCGATTGGAAAATGTTTTCTTCATTATCCAAAGCGGTTATTTTATATGTTCCGTTCGTCAGATCAACAGTGTCACCTAATTTTATATAAGCGTACTTGTTTCCACTAGGTATTAAATACGTAATCTTTATTGGATTATTATTCCATTTTTTTAATTCTTTCATCTTCAATTCCTCTATTTTAAAATTATTGCGCTAATATACGAATAGGAAAAACAACACACAAGAAAATAACTTATTTTAACAAGTTTAAACTATCTGAAACACAATAAGTTATACTACGAAATTTTTATTTTTGTTTAGACCATCCATGTTGTAAATTTACTTTCGTAAAGATGAGTGCACAGTCTTTACGGGAGTTATAATACACACACATTAAATTACAATATTATGGGTTCAGACAAAATTTTTATGTTCGACAATCCTGTCGCTGGAGAAAGCGCAGGTATTATGTCAATGATTCCTGCACTGTTGCAGAATAAAGGATTAGACCCCAATCTTGTAGCAGCCTTGATGAATGGTAACAGAAATCAAGACGCTTGGGGTGGTGCTGGTTGCTATTGGATCTGGATTATCCTGCTCTTCTTCCTGTGGGGTGGTAACGGATTCGGTAACGGGTTTGGCAATGGAGCAAACGGAATCCCTGCTCAATTGAACAATGAAGCAGGACGTGAATTGTTGATGAACGCTATTCAAGGAAACGGAACAGCTATCAACCAGTTGGCTAGTTCTTTGAACTGCTCTACTCAACAGTTGCAAAATGCTATCTGCCAAATTCAAGGACAGATTCAGCAAGTTGGTAACCAGGTAGGTCTTTCCTCTCAACAGATCATCAACTCAATTCAGTCCAATAGTGCAGCTATCGGTTCTCAGCTTGCTTCTTGCTGCTGCGATATCCGTACAGCTATTGAACGTCAAGGATGCGACAGCCGTTTGGCTACTTTAGAGCAGACCAATACTTTGACAAGCAACACAAACACTCAGTTTAACATCTTGTCAAGTAAGATAGACGCTCAAACTCAAATCATCCAAAGCGGATTCTGCGAGTTGGAAAAGAGAGAAATGCAACGTGAAATTCAGCAGTTACGTCAGGAAAACAGCAATTTGGCTCTGGCTGCTTCTCAACAGGCCCAGACTGCAAATATAGTTGGACAACTTAAGGCTCCGTGCCCGGTTCCATCCTATATAGTGCCTAATCCAAATTGCGGTTGTGGATATGGTTATCCGTTCATGGCTGGTTTTGGCGCAGGTTACGCTGCTGGTGACAACTGTGGTTGCAATTGCTAAAATGTAGTTAAGAGTTCTTTGACTTATTGAATTGGGCTTCGTAATCGGATAAGTACATCCATTTATATCCTTTATGTTTATTCATCTGATTCAAACAACATTTAGAAATACTTTGATGTAAGAATCCATCGCATTCTGCATTTTTAATGGAATCGTAAATTTTGATATCATTACCCGTTAATGGTATTCTAACAATAGGACGAACATACATTTGTCCTCTATTACATCTTTCTTTATGTGATTTAGACATTTTTATTAAAGATAGTGGATTATTTTGATTTACTTTACGTGTACACCATCGAAGATTATCTTTACGGTTATTCTTTGTGTTTGTGTCTATATGGTCTATACATGGATATTTATTTGGATTTGGTATAAACGCTTCTCCAACTAATCTGTGTACTCTAACATAACAGATTTTACCCATTTTAGATAAAGAGCATTTATAATATCCATTTTGATTTATAGATAGATGTATTAACTTAGGTTTTTTAAATCTATCTTTTCCGCCTCTACCAGGTAAAATAAATCTTCCCAATGAGATAACCCGTCCAAATGAAGAAACCATATATAATCCTTCATATCCGATTACGTCTTTCCAAATTTCTCCTTCCAAGGAGATGCTCTTAATAAATTCTTCGTTTGTCATTGCTAACTAGTTTTAGTGATGCTAACATAGAAAAAGAGGGAAGGGCGTTAGCGAACCCTTTTCAATAGGTTAATTACTCCTATCTATCCCGATGCAAATATAGTAAAATTCTAAAGAAAGGGAAAAGTTATGAGTTATTTTTTTAATCCTTATATGATGGGATATAATGCTAACCGTTTCAGAGGGGTACATAGACTTGACTTTGGAGGGATACCGTTTGTTCGGACATCTTCTGTAACAACAGATACGACAAATTCAGAGGTTATCTATGGTATTAACCCGTGTCTGTTCAGACGATTGCCAAATCAAGGTATTTTGCTCTTGAGTGTAAATCATGTTCCTGCTGCTGGGTCTGATGCGTATCTTGTTTCTGTGGCTACCACACTGACAAATACCACATCAACATCCACAAGCAAGGTTCCTTTGGTAAACGGTTCTGGGGATCAGATTCCGTCTAGTGAAATTTCACAGGGGAATAAATACTTTGTCTATTACGACAAATGTAATGGGATATTTCAAGTAGTTAATCATATCGTTTCACCTGCTGCTGCCGCACAGGCTAGAAGCACTGTAAAATGATATTAAAAAGTTATAAGTATGTTTCAATCAATACGACAAGGACAGCAGTTTTTCATATTGCATAAAGGGGAAAACCCAAGATGTGATGTGGGCACTGTGGTAAGTGTTTCAAATCCTGTTCCTAAATATCAGAACGGATATACAGCATATCCTCTTCCGCAAAATGAAATGGTTGTGGATGTGAAAGTTAAGGTTGGAGATGATACTCTTGATTTTCAAAAGTTGCCAGCCAATCTTAGTATAGCAGACTTTTCCCAAGTAGGCGGAAATGTGGTTGTATCGGAAAGCAAGGATGCCATCAATGCAGAGATAGAAGCAATGAAAATAAGTAGTGTAAGGGTTGTGGAATCTGTGGAATACCATCAGAAAGTAATCAAAAGCTGCGATGAGATGCTTACAGCATTGAATCCTGCATTTGCCGAAAAGGCACAGCAGGACAAGGAAATGAAGGAACTTAAAGGTGAATTGTCACAGATAAAGGATATACTTGCACAACTTGCTGCTTCTGGTATCAAATTGCCTGACGTGCAACATACAAACAATAATAATAACAATAATAAAAAATAAACACTATGGGTTGGAAAGTATATGGAATGGGCCGTAGCTTTGAAGGTGAAGATATGGACCGGGAATTAGAAAAAGCGTATAAAGAAGGTTATCGTGACGCTATGGAAGAAATGGAAGATCGCTATGGTGAACGTGGCGGACGTAGCGGACGAGGTGGCGGATATGACGAAAGAATGTGGGATGATGATGATGAGTACGGAGAAAGACGCGGAGTCAAAGGTACTGGTCCTTACGCCAGACGTAGACGCTAATTAAATTGGTTTAAGCCCGTAGTGGTTTGCTACGGGCTATCTTTTTAAAAACAAAAGCTATGGAAAGAACGAGATTAGATGTATATGATAAACTTCCTTCGGGAATGGAAAAATATCTTGCAGAACATGGATGGAATTTCTCAAAGAAATTGTGTGAATATGCCGTTTCAAAAATGAAAGACAGAAACGGTAACAAAATACACCCATATGACAAAGACCAAGTAGAAGCATTGATGAAGCAATTCAATGTTGAGTTGAAGAATGATGTGGAATACAACAAGGTTTATGTATTGAATATGGTACGTGCCGACTATATGGGTTCATCCATAGTCAATGAGCAATATGCCTGTATGTTTGTAAAAGACTATCTTGACGATGTTGACGGAAGCCCTACCCGTGCTCTTGACGAGTATTACGCAAAATGTATAGCTTGTGGAACACCTTTCTCTTGGGAGGATTATATCTGATTGCTATGGTACGACAAAGACTATACATTGAGGAATATGATTGGACGGTTGATGTATTCTATTCTGTGGATAAATACTCTTATTTAAGAGCGATATACAGACTGGAATATATTGGCTGTCCTTTTCATTTGCTGAACAGGATAACGGATAAGATAAAGACTGAAAAATACAATTACGGTGTAACGTATTCAAACAATAAGTGCACTGTAATTATTATCAGTCACAGTACGTCTGATGAAGAATTTATGAATACACTAGAGCATGAAAAACAACACATGATTGGTCATATAATTGATCATTATGGCATAAAGCCTTCATCAGAAGAAGCCGGATACCTTGCAGGATATGTAGGTGCTTTATTTACAAAACCTATAAAAGATGAGATTTGCGATTGTTGTAAGAAAAAACTAAAATAAATCATTATGAAAAAGATTTTTATGGCTATGATTAGCGGAAAAAGCAAAGAAGAGGTGTATGATATGCTTAACGATTCGGAAAAGGAAATCCTGTTCGGTATTGCTCAAAGCATGGGAATGACACGGGTGGAAAGAAGAAAAATGAAAAGAAAATACGAAAAGAGAAGATAGGGAAATTCCCTATCCTCTCTATTATCAGTTAAAACTTTTGTATAATTCAATATTGTTGAAAACATAACACTCTTTATCCTTGATTTGAGGATACATATAAGAGGGAATATTCGCTATCTTTCGGGAATTACCCCAATATGATATTCGTTCGTCTATATCAAACAGAAGTTCCGGAGTATCATAGAACAGGTTCAATTCTCCTGCCTTTTGTACATCTTCATCCCATTTGCCTTCGTCACGGGCAATATATAATTTTAAATTGTTCATATCTATATCAGTTTTACGCCTATTCATAAGGGTTTGTTTTACAGTAATTTTTATTCTCTGACATATTCAGTAGTTTATTTAAAGACTTATCTGAAAGAAGATGTTTGTTGCTAAAGTTTCCAAGCATTAAACGAGGTTCAATATTTCCATCTCTCATAAATTTCTGTATCTCGTATATATGAAAAAGTAAACCTTCACAATCTACTGCATAGTATTCAATGCCATCGTCATTACTAGCCGATACTTCGTAACCAATCCATCCACCATCTCCAATATAAGTACTTATCTCAATATTACGGCAAAAACCGTAACTGATAAGTAATAGCCTTAATACATCTTTTCCACTCATATTCATTCCTAATCTGATTTACGCTAATTCAATTACAGCCTTCTTTAAATTAACAAATAAAGGTATTGCTGACATGCCCCCATTGCAATCCAACTGTCTTAAAGAGGGTACAACCTCTCCGTTATCATCAATATCATAATCTGCAATATAGGCTAACTTCTTCGCTTCTGGAACCAATATCCTTTCATTGTTCCTTTTATGAGCCATGACCGTTATACAGACTTTGCTTCCAATAGGGAATACTTGGTTGGATTCAATGTATTCCTTTTCCAACTGTTCCTTTTCTCCATTCAATTTTTTTATCTTTAAATCAATGGCGTATCTTTTGCTTAAAAATTCTTCCTTATTCATCTTTTTTGCCATTCTAATTGATCCTAATATACTTACCTGCTATATCACAGTTTCTTAATATTTCCGCGTTGTTTTCACCAAAAGCGATGAGAGTACTGCCACAGCCAGGAGAATCCCCACGAGTTCCGTCCGGACGGAAGAATCTGATTCGGTTACGCAAGAACTTCATTGCCGTTGCCTTTTCGAATATCACATCCTGAAACATCTTTGAATCACAGCGATTGAAAAGTAAAGCAATACCGTTTCCATGTTCTGCCATCCGTTTAACGAAGCATTCTATAAGAGGACGGGAATAAGGTGGGTTCAACCAAACACGTCCTTTCCATTCCTGTTTTAACCCATCGTCATTTTTATTGTACATGACATTTGCCGTTTTATAGGGGGGGGCTAATGGGGCACATGGGTCTAAATCAAATTCACCTAATGCGTCTATAATTTCTTTCGGTGTGTACCATTCATCGGTACTATTAGACGATCTTTCAAAAGTTGTATTCATTTCTTTTATGTTTTGAGTGTTATTTATTTCTCTTTTAACGAAACATTTCTATTACCACTTTATTTTCCGAGTTTCCATCATCAGGATGTACATCAGTAAAATCAATGACAGAAAAATCATATAGATCAGGAATGTATTCAGTTTGATAATCTCCTGTATTCATTACGATATTTATTTCAGCATCCTTATTGACAACTAACATTAGTTCGTCAATCATGTCTTGGACAGTAATTATTCTTTTCATCATTGTTTATATGGGTTTTACAAAGCCGCCTAAGGCTCATATTTATATCAATTTTAATGCTTCCTGTATTCCAGCTTCCAGTGCTTCCTCGTAGCTATCCCATTCCTCTCCATCATTTGTTCCTTTATAAACAGAACTAGCCATATGAGTTCCATTGTCAGCTTTAGATATTTCGTATCCATAGCCACAAGCACAGTTGTATATACATATATGAATGTTCTTAGTTTCACGAAGCCACTTCTGGGCGATGGATTGTATTGGACAAGAATAGAATAATTTAGGTAAATCCTTACTAGTTCTAAATATGGTTTCCATCATCAAGCCTTTATCGTTAATGATATATTTGCAATACTCATTAAAGCCTTTCTCTTTCAGCAGTTTCGCTGTTTCTAATGTTACAAGTTCTTCGGTCATAATTTTATTCTCCTTTTAATTTCTTTATTAGCGCATCAGTGAAACCAAGGCTCCATTCTGCTTTCATATTTAATCGAAATACATTACTTTCTTACCTATACATACCTTGAACCTTGAAAGAGATTCACTATATTGTGTAATATTATTGGGATTATA